AACTGGTGTTGTTGTGTGGGTAGTTATTTTTCTTATTTGGTTATTAGTTGTTTATATGGTTGTTGTTTTTGGTGTTGGTGGTTGTTTATATTTAGGCTTTTATTTATAAACCCCCGCCCGATTTATTTAGAATCTCTATCGGTGGATATAAGCCAGTGTATCTATTAGTTTTTCTGCTGATTCAAGTGTCATACAGCAATCATACACTTCTCTGTTTAGAGTGTCAAATACTTCATACAGCCCCGTCTCACCGTAAAGCTGAGTCTTTTCATCTACATGCATATCAGTTTGAATTACGTAATCCATTACACCCATCCCGCCATTTGCATCCCCGGCTCTTTATAGAACCAGTCTATTTCAATTTCTGGATACCGCTCTCGTAGTGCATCCACAATAGGTTCGGGTGGTGACCACGGAGTAAACAGCATCATGTCAATACTACCATACTCGCTATCTAAGTTCATTTCAACAGAACTGTTTTCGGGAGAGCCGGAAACTAAATCCCACTTGACTCCCCAATTGATATTTCGCCAGTTGTACCAGTTCTCACCAATATCTTCTGGCTCAGGTACAATCTTGTTGTAATCAAGAACTAATTTAGTCTCGTCGCCAAGCGTAGGAACTTCGGTAAAGACTTCATCTACAAGGGTTTGTAATTGCTCTTTAGTTCCGTATATATTTACTTCGTTTTCACACCAGTTAGGCATTTGAGTCTCCTAAGAAATACTGACTACTGAAATAAAGTATAGCAGTAAACGATACAAAGTCAAGTGCGGTTTTGATGCCCTGACCGCAAACAGGAAATACAACCCAACGGCTGGATTTACGGAAGCCTTGTAGAGTTACCGTCCGATTCTTCAACAGTAATGTATTGAACCTCAGAGTCTAATCCCCACTCAGTCCCAACACCGTTAGCCTCAACATACAGGTTATTTTCGATGTAAGATTCTATATCATCTTCATCGGTCAAGCCAAGAGTAGTTATATCAAGTTCACCTGTAACTTCGACAGTTGTCGTAAACATATAGGTCGGATTGTTTTTCTCAACTTGGAAATTAATAAGAGTGTCGAGTATGAAGTCCATTCCACCCGATTGGTTTATGTACGACTCCATTGCTGAACGAGCGTCAGTGAAGTCTTCGTCAGACTCAAACTCGGCATACCGGAGGGCATTTACTGTAACAGGTTCGTACATGTATGTAATGATGTTGCCTGTGTACCTGTTGAACTCCTGATTGGGTTCTAGAGTAGGTTTGTTCTCACCTTCCCACTTGACCGCAGGTATATCTGGATTAGGTATACGCCTAAAAAGGATACCTCTGTCCTTTTGCATTGGGTGAGGCATTGTAACGGTGTAACGCATGATTATCTCCTAATGGTGCGTCGTTGTTAGGTTGTATTATTTACTTTACCCGCCGGTGGAGTTGTTGTCAACTATTACTTTTTGTGTTCTTGGGCACATCTACCGTCCCAACCGCAACGCTGAATCTGTATATAGTTTCGTAAGAACCACCACAGCTTTCTAAACATCTTCCTCTGTTACATCCCACATTTCCATGTCCATAGTGTGAGAGTATTCTAAGTTCTCTTGATAATCCCCCGACTCTAACAGTAGATTTGCTAGTTCTTTTATCTCGTAGTCTGAGGCTTCATCATCAGCTAACACTGTCAGGTAACTCATGTGTACCTCTGGGATACTTACTGTTACTTTTCTCACTTCTAATCCTCTCGTATCAAATTCTCCTGTGCGTACTTTAGATAACAGTCTAAACACTGCTCTGTAGATTCTATCTGAATTTCTACAGCCATGCAACTTCCGCAGTGGACTCCCTCTATATAACGCTTAGAGACACAGTTGAAGCACAGGCATGTGATTCCGTGTATTGTATTCATTCCTCGCTACTATCCCGCCATCTCCTAAGATGCGCTATGTTATCCCATCCGTAAATAAACTTTCCTTCACGGAAGTTCATATGTATTTTACAGTAATATGTGCCTTCTGTAAACTTCCACTTCTTGCAACAGGGAGTGGGGTCGTATCTCTCGTTAGGGAGTTTCCTCAGTTCAGTGTTGCAAGTAACAGGCTCAGTCATTAGTTATCTGTCCGTAAGTTGCTAAGAAGCGTGTTGTGGCAGCTCCCATAAAACAAGAAAAAGATGATTTAACAGGGCGCAGGGCGCAGGCTTTGGCGTGTTTGTCCCACAGGTCATCATTAGCCAGCACTTCATCGCAGTAGTGGCAAGATCGTTTTCCATCGTCTTTCATCGTGTTCCCCCTAGCCAGTGCTGCCGTTGCGCTCTTGTCGATTGCTTCAAGCAACGCTCCCATTTCATCCCACTCATCGGAGTGGATAGCACTGGAAATAAATTCCAACGCTGCTACGAGTGCGTCGTGGTTGTTGACTGCCTTCACGATAAACTCAGCGTTCTCTTTTGCGTTGCCGTGTCTATCTTCAACTATAGCTACGTTTTCCAGAACCCCACCGACTAAATGCTTGTCTAGACCTTTGTGGTGGACATAACCCCACGGTCGTTGTGTTACTTCGGTCATTACCTAGATACCTGTCTTTCGACATCAGTCTCCTATTTCAAGACTGCATGCGGTTTTTCATATCTTTTATTTACTGTAACAGAACAGAACTTGCATGTCCACTCTACGGATAAACAATCTGTACCGTTAGCGAAAACTAATTTAGGAGATTGTTCTGCCAAACCCCATTCATGTCGCAACCCATCTAACATACAAGACCTATCTTGTCTGCGTACTCTATAGGGATTCTGATGCGCCAACTTACAAACGAGCCTTCATAGCGTCGTTCTTCTCTTTCATCATGTCATATATATCCTTATCGGTGTAGTCTATAAATACATCTGAACGATCTATAGATACTATACCTTCATCGGTGTTACCACAATCTATTAGGTCGCAAGCATCTTCATAACTATTAGCGTCTACCTTATAGTATGTAGCATGTGTAGCGTACTCTACTAGATAGAATGTCTCAGGGGTATCCATTATTATTCCTCTGTCCTTATATACCAAACATAATCTAAATCTGGAGATTCTGCCCAACCATATTGACCGTAAAACTCCGCATCCTTTCGCAAGAGGTTAGACCTGTGGGATGCGTGTAAGGCTTCGTCTCCCCACCAGTGGGGCAACTCAACTTTCCATACTGGAAGTTTTGCCATAGTGTTTTTGTATCCTCTGGATACCCACTCGTCAATCATGCAGTTATGGTACACAGCTAGAGCATCCTTGTAACCACGCCACATTGTAACAGCAGGGTGGTTTACCCATCCACCTGTAGTACGCTCGCCGGATACTATCTTGTATATCTGAAATGCCTCAACACGCTGTTTGCCTAACCGCCTATAGTCTAGGCATTGGGCAGACTTCTTTGCATCTGCATATGGTAAGAAGGTTTGCACTTATACTCCCACTTCTTCAAACAAGGTTGTGTTTATCAATAGTTGCCCGCCAAATGTGTTCTCATTGACTGACTCTACAATTAGTTTAGCATTAGCCATAGCTTCACGCAAACCTTCTTCACCTCTGTAGGTAAGCGTAAGCACATGGTTGTCTGTGTTATCTAAAGCAGATTGTATATGAATCTCGTTATACTCAGGCATCCACGATACATACCACGGCGTTGTTGTGTAGCCTGTGTCTACCTGTCCTAGTAATGTCATTCTAAGCCTCTACCTGTATATCTAATATCTGTTCTTCATCCCATCCCAAATCTGCTACAAGATATGGCTCAATCCATCCCTCAATCATACTGACTATCTCCTGTGCGTCAGCCTCATTAGTGGGTACATTGATTATAATTCTAGTCACTCTGAAAACTCCAAGTCTATTGACTGTACCTGTATTGGTTCAAGGTTAGTCATCGTTTTTCACCTTTGCCAATGCTGACCGTAACTCTTGCATCTCTGGAACTTCCGGTACACCACCCCAACCTATATCGGGGCTATCAATATACTCAACAAAGTTACTTACCGCAGTTACCAGTTCTTCTAAGTTACCCATTATAGTCATTACATTATCGTAGTTAGTCATTGTGCTTAGGCTCCCATAGTAACACAATATCAATCTCTGTGAACTTTCTTGTCATTCTGGATGTATCCATAAATACATGGATATATTTACGACCTATTTTTTCTATAGTGCCGTATCTATCGCCCATCATCCAAACGTCGTGATGAGAACGTATCTTTACTCTATCACCTACTTGCATTACTTGTAAGCCTCTCGCCCACACTTCTCACACTTATCTTTCATGTTTATACCGTGGTTACACACATTCAAAGAATACATTATCTGAAAAATACTCCCCATACAAGCACTAAAAAGAATATGAACATATACCCTAACAACATTCTAAAATATTGAATCATTGTGTGGCGCAACTCAGCAACTTCTAAAGATAAATCATTTAGATTCTGTATGTCACTTGAGATTCCCCTCAAATAAAAAATGGCATCTTTTTGAAATTCTTTATCCATGTTTACCTTCTTGGGCGTTTCTTTACTACCAATAATACAAAAAAGATGGACAGAAACCCTAAAAATACGGCGTTACTAACTAACTCCATCATTTTATCCTCGCCTACAGCGCCCATCGTAGAACCTTAGAGTCTCGGCTTCCTGTTCTGTAATTCCGTAATAAGCCAACGCATCTTCCCATCCCAACTCTTGTACAATCGCCGAGTCTTTAAAAGATACCATAAGTCTAGGGACTTGGCAACGCTTACAAAGAACACCCCTTGTTCCCATATTCACAAAGTAATGGACACAGGCTTTTCGTTTTTTTGGTTTACGCTGGACGTTCGATTTCATGCTGTGTCTTGTTTTGAGTACGAGTTGATACGTTCCGAAGCTGCCTCCTCTAATGCAGAGAACACAGAATTTTTGAATTTACGGTAATCCCACTCAGGAGCAGACGTACACAAACCTATATGCGATTCAATAAAAGATGGAGTGAACGTATCAGGCATAGGAAATCCAGCAACAGCTAAGATATAGATACGTCTTATGAACTCCTTACAATTCTTTGGGGTTAGTTTGTTTATCCCAACGAAAGCAGTACAGTTAATTAGCTGTTCTGTTTCTTCTTTTAGTTGGTACTTCCCGTCCTCACGCTCTGTCCAGCAAAGTTTTTCTGCGTCTGTAATATGCTCAAGATTCCAATTTAGATTGAGGTTCATCTTCATCTCCTAAGTCTATCTCTATTTCTCCAAGCAAATCTTCTACCCTAGATGCCATAGTCACTTCCGATAACAAGGCACGATATATTTTCTGTTTTAGATTAAGTCCCACTTTATTAGACCCCATAACTGCGTCAGTATGAGCAATCTCTCGTAAGTTCAACAAATGGCTATCGGATAATGAAACTGGGACATCCACTCCGGGATTAGAAAAAGCCTCTAACAGCGCTGCACCTATTACTAAAATGAGTGGCAAATCAACTGCCACCACAGGAGCGGGCAGCCGTGGTTTTATGGAAGCACTCCCCGCATAGTCTGATTCATTGACTAACATAGTTAGGTGGTCATCAATAAACAGTAACTCAGCTGTTGTTAAGATTAACTCATGTTTAGGGTTATCGTCTATGGCGTGTCCGTTGGATTCATTAGATTCATGGGATTCGTGTTCCCTATAGAATGACATCCACTACCCTCTTTCCGCACTTAGTACACTCCAGACTTCGGAAGCGGGTGTTCTGATCGACGTTAAGTATACCCAGATCATGCGCTCCGAAATGGAGAGCGTGAAGGAGTTTATAGACTAGTTTAGCCATCTTGCTCTAAAGCCTTCATTAGTTTAGCTAGTTCTCGTCGGTATTTTGATGAATCCTCTTTTTTCTCGTCCGGTTTATTTTTGTGGACTGAATTCATCTTTTTAAGCTTTCGCCGCTTATTTACTTTTAATTCCCGTTTTTCCCACTTATCCATGTAACCTACTCTTTAATTAAAGCGTTTAGTTATTATACTCTGAGTGTCTCCAGAGTATAATATACTATGCAATACACAGTTAATCTCTATCGAATATTAATTTTAAGATCAGAAAACCCACACCCATAAGGCCTATGAAAACTACATAATCAACGAAGGATTTTAGACCTACGGGAATTACCGCAAGTGCAACCAAAAACACAAAGAATTTTACATAATCTGTAACTATCAAATTTATCTCCTTTAGGAGGATTATAACACATGTTGATCCGAAAGACAATCAGAAAATCAGGAGTACATCCAGCGTTTATTACCAAATACGATGTGGAGCAGCGCCTAGAAAAGACTAGACCAATCGAAGATTATTTGTCAAATAAATACCCAATGCAATCCGACAAACTAAAGATACGATTGATCAGCGAGGGCGTTCTAGAACCCAAATGCTCTGAATGTGATATGGAGTTCTGGTTTGCCCAACCAATGCCCTTAGAGCTTGACCACCGTAATGGTGATTCAAACGATAACAGGTTAAAGAACATTCGTCTACTGTGCCCTAATTGCCATTCACAGACAGACAATTTCCGAGTTAAGAAAGACGGAGCTAAGTCCGTAGCAGATGTCTGGGAGAAGAACTAGACTCGTTTTCCTTTCCTAACATAAGGAGTTTTCCACATGATTACTGGAGATTATTATCTTAAGTTTCCCGTGGGTTGGATAAAGCTACTTCGCAATGAGCTTCACAAATCCTTTCCTAAGTACCACAAACTGAAGGAGTGGTTACCCCCGGTTAACGAAAAGTCTCGGATAGGTAAGGTAGCCAGATTCTTTCCTTCCCGTCCACAAGGAATAACTATAGGAGGAGTAATCAACTATACTCCTATATACCCGGAACGAAAAACAGAATTCTTTTTAAAAGCCGGGGAACCTGAAGCTTTCCTGTATGAGTTCGGTATGTATGCCCATGAAGCTTATCATGCGGTAGATCAAGAGCTAACAAATTCTCTTTCCTTGTGTAAGCTTCCTTTACTTAGTAAGTATAACCGATGGTTACTAACTTATATTCTGCGTGGTATCAAAACGCCTAACCCATACAACCATCCTATGGAATACCCCGCATATACGTTCCAAGAGCGTTTAAAGCTCCTAGCTCGCTCTACCTACGAAAAATAGCTCTACGGGGCTTCTAGACAATAAAAAAGACCCTCACAAACATGAGGGTCTTTCTAGATTATGGATCACCTACTTTATTCAACGGTAAAGTATGGAGCTTTACCGGCTAATGCCCTAAGAGCCTTCCATCGTCTTTTAGAACGTCGTGAGTCAATAGCCTCCTGTTCAGCTATAGTGATTTTACCGTCTTTGACGGCGGTGACGATGCCTACGAGGTCATCTACAACATCCATTGCTATAGCAACAAATACTCCTAATACAAGTGGTAAGAGTACAGTAACTCTAGCTATAAGTCCATTCAATGAAACCCTCCTTACTTTTTGGTGCCGCAAGCGCAGCTTCCGCCGCATCCGCATTCAGTAATAGTCATTAGCCTTACCCCCTTAGTCTAAAAACAGACTACATTCATAGCAAAGACATGAACATTCACACTCATATCCCGCAGTATCTTCTAAATGACATATAAGGTCTGAATCAACTTCGCACTCGCATACGAAAGCAATCCCGTCATAGTTACCCACTATTCAGCTTCGAGAACTTTCATACCTAAAGCTATAATGCCACCAATAGTGGCTGTGGCAATTTCAGGGATATCGTTGATAGTGCCATAATATGCCAAGATACCCAATACAAGAATTGATAGAAATATTTGAGGTCTTACTTTTCCCATGTATTTCATAAGCTCCTACTCCCACCAAGCTAAACCCAAACTCGTTTTACTCTATTATACTTACTTTTTAGGTTCTTGCTGATTTCGTTTTCCTTGCAATCCTTTTCGGTTGACTGGAAAACTGTTTGCCCGCTTTTGTGTCTCTACGCTTTGCTCTAGTCGTAGCTCCATATTCTTGGGGGGATAGCTTCTTGCGAGCCTTCTTCGGGAGATACCGCTCACCAGTAGCTTTGGGACCTTGTACGCTAGGTTTACCAGAACGAGTTCCCCATTCCTGTTTAGTCCATCGACTTAAGCCAGTCTTACCGGTTTTCTTTCCTCGGTAACCACCGCCAGCTTTTTTGTATCGTTGAACCGCAAGTTGAGCTTTCCGAGCTGACCACTGACCGGCTCTTCCACCCTTACTCCCAGACTTAACGGATGATACTATACGTCTCCAGAGGGCTGGGTCGGCCTTCTTCGCCGAAGATTTCTTCAATATAGTTGAAAAAATCTCGGTGGATACGTCCCAATTATCCATTCTTATCCTTGTTGCCTAAGTGGGTAGCAGAGGCTTCCATGTTGTGGAGCGTGTCTGAGATTTTGTTTTGTACCCAGCCGGGGAGGTCTTCCTCATCCTCAATTAGCCCATAGAGTGAATCAGCTATATCACGGATGCGGTCTAACTGCGACCTAGCCATCCTACCTTCTTCTTCCTTAGCCATCCATGCGGCAAATGCGTCTCTTGCTTTACGCATCTCCTCCATGTTGGGGTCACCTAAGAATTGCCCTGATTCATTAACGATTACAGGAGAGATAATGTTTCCGGGTTCACTGTATGTGACTGGAGCATACCTAGCTCTCTCTAAGTCAACTTCATCAGGAAGTCCCAAAAGAGATGTTATTGCTCGGCTCTGTAGCTGCCTAGCGTTTTCGTTCTCAAGGACAGCCATTTGTTTTGCTCCTAACCCCGGAACGATACTAGCTTTATCAAACCAAGCCGTAAAAATCTCTGTGAAAGTAGGAACTTCTTCTTTAGAAATAACTGTAAAGAATGAACCCGGCGTTGATGCTGGAACCACCTCAGACTTCATTAACTCAAAGTGGGCACCTTGGTTAACCCCTTTTTCACAGATTGTAACTTCAGCAAGTTCTAGCCGGTCTACCTGCATGTAAGTATTAGTGCCTTTGGTAATATTCTGCGTTTTGGTTGCACTACCGGCAATAGAGTAGGAACGCATCTTGTTGTCTTTGATTTGGTCAGCGACCTTCAACCCAATTTTAGTGTCGTTGCGAAGCTCACAGATGAAGAACAGAGCGTTGTCCTTTACACCACTCTTAAATATCTGTCCTGACTTGGCTATGAAGGCAGGAAGCGCATGTCCAACCTGAACATCGGAATGCATTACCATAACATTCCTAGCTCGGAAATTATTCATGTATCGTTCAAAAGCATCGTCTAGGGCGGACATTGTGATAAGATGCCCTTCCCTGTCAACCAATTCCACCGAAGCAGGACCACCCACTACGACAGGTTCTTTGTCATCCAACTCTAATATCTTGACGACTTCAGCATATTTAGGTTCATTTGGATATGCTCTATTCAGAGTTAGGATTTCTGCTGGAGAAGCTAATCCAGCCTTGAATACTCGTTCATATTCTTTTAAGGCATCCCCAATATCACTAAGGGCAACTTTACCCCCCGTGTTCGATGTAGCTTTGTCCAGAATAATAATAGAATCTTCAGATTCTTGTAGCCATTTTTCGTATGCGGTGTTCGTTGCTGCTTCAATAACCATTAGGCTTGGTGAATCCCCCATATTACTCCATATACTGTTGGAGTCTCGATACCAGTAGCGTTTACGAAACTAATCTTCTCCCTGAAGTCAATTGGGAAGTTTGTTTCAAAGAAACCTGTGTGCGGCTCATCTGCCGTAGGAGCTTTGATGTAAATTCCTGTGGATGATGAGGCATCACAGTCAAAGGCAAGGTAAGTATTGTGACTAGTATGCAGTCTTATGCCTCTAATCACAACGGAATCTACACGCTTTTTAGATATTGATAGGTCTGCGGTACCTTCCCAAGAGTAATCCCGCCCCAAATCACCTGCTATGTATGATGAATATGAAGAATCCGTTCGGACTTCATTATGAATTTTGTCTGCGTAGAATGTTGTTGACTGTTGCGTTGGGGTCACAACCTTTACATATGCGGTTGTACCTCTAGTAGTCTTAGGAATTACGTACTGGACTTGCAGTTGTTGAAAGGATGTGCTAAGGGTAACCGTATTACCCGTAGCCAAAGTAGTTCCGTCAGCGTCCTCTATAACAATTTGGACTGTCCCTGTCGGAGCACCTCCATCCCCCCTAACAACTGCTTGTCCAGACAACACACGTATCCCAGACGAACCGTGCCCGATAACCTGTGTAGTGTAGAAACCTTCACCAGCAGCAGCGTTATCCGTTATGTTTTTTAACGAGTTAGAGCCGTCCGCAGCGTAGGTGGAACTCTGACTAATAGTTGAACCGGTAGCAGTAAATTCCGTTATGGTAGCATTTTCAACTGAAGGGTTAGTAACAAGGTTAACCCCTGCTTTCCCTCGGTCTATAGTAAACAAGTCCTGAGCCGTATTAGTAGTACTTAGAGTCGTACTAAACGGATAGTACTTAGTAAACGGATGAGTTGATGTTCTGGTACTGGGGTCAATTTCCCACGATGACCAAGCATCATGCATCAAGTCTGCCATATGTTATTATCTCCTATCGGTTATAAACCCAACTAATCAATCCCGTAATCCCGCCCAATACTACTATTGTATGCAGTAGAAGTACTCCTACCGCTACTATACTAGCCTTCGCCCCGTAAACTCGGTTACGCCATTCTTTTATGTCTGTAAGTTCAGTATCTAATCTATTTAAAGTTTGAGTCAATGTTTTGTTTAGTTCTGATTGGCTTTCAATATAACGGTCTAGGCGTTCAGCGTACACCGCTAATTTCAAGTCCACTGACTCGTCAGCCATTATCGACCGTAGACCATAATCCGAACACTTACATTACTCAGGTCTTCTGTGTTTCCTACCTCAATAGTTGAAGATAGGTCTGTTGTTGTATTGCTAGCATCACCATTGTAGACTTTTATTTTCGAGTTAGCGTAGTCGTACAGAGCAAAGTATGCATAGTCAGTCCCTGAAGTATCTTCAACGTTGCCAATTACAACGAATTCGATTTTATCAAGTCCTAGGTCGCTGGCTGTGAGAGACTCACCCCCAGTAGGATAAGAACTGTCGAATGTAACTTCAACTATTCTATATTGGAGATCGCCGGGAACACCCTTTGGAAACTCTGCACCGCTAGAAGTAGTGCTAATAGAAAGAGCCATTTATTTTTCCTCCATGGATACGTGTAAAGGCGGGGAGGTAATCCCCCCCGCCTAAAAGAAAGCTTTGATTACGTGTTAAGGTCAACAATCTTGGCCTGAACATCGAAACGGTGTGCCCTAAGTTCAGCCATCGTGTAAAGCAAACCACGAACTACGAGCGATGAAGCTGCAAAGTAGTCACGGTTCTCGATGTACTGAGTAGGTTGAGCAACTGCTACCTCAAGGTAGTCAGTGTCCAGAACGTAGATGTTAGAACCAAGCTCGCCATCTGCGTCACTGTAAGACTTAGTGGTGTCTGCATCTGGAAGAATTGGGATACCCATGTAAGTAGACAGAACCAGACCAGTTCGAGTTCCGGGGAATGTCTTCTCCGAACCGATACCAACCTGATACTCTTCCTGACCGAGGTATCGCTGCTGAGAGTTGAGCAATCGCTCAAGTTTGAAGTACTGGTCATGTCCCATGAGGATGAGCTTTGGCTCACCACCATTGGTACGAATCTTCTCAATAGCTGTGTCCAGCATGTTGAGCGAGACGTCTCGACCCGTACCAGAGTTGCCCTGTACCGAAGCAGCAGTCTTCCACTGGTTAGAAGAAGTTCGGCTTTCGGTAAGAGTGGATTCAATACCGTATACGTTTGCACGAGTGTCGGTCGTTGAGCTACCTACGTTTGTACCGTGAATGGTAACAATGTCGTCGATAGAGGTAAGACCAGCACGAGAGTGGACGTAAAGAAGGTCACCGTCAGCCGGGTCGTTAGTGAAGTCAATGGTCAACACGTTACCGGAAATAGCGGTAATTTCAACACCGGTAGCATCTTCGTGTGTACCAGCGTTGTCAAGTGCGAACTTGTCACCAATTCGGAATCGGGAACCGTCGTCAACTGTTACAGTTGTACCGCTACCAGCAGTAGCAACAGCGGCTGAAGGAGCGGTCAACTCAAGGTTCATTTCCTTGATGTGGTCCAACTGAGCGTTCTCGTTTTCGAGGGCAAGAACATCACCAACACCACCTTCAAGCTGCGACGTAAACATCGCCTTGACTGAGGCTGCGAATGTCGTACCAACGATACGAGGCAGCGACGAAACGGTCTGAATGTCCGAAACGTCGATTGTTGGCAACGAACCAGTTTCACTAATAGGCTGTGAACGGTTTGCGCCACGGTCGGCACGAACACGCCAACCAGCAGTGTTACCCCACACATTACGTGGGAGTGCGTTGAAGAAGCGGGTCTGGTTGTTCAGTGCTTGCCATACCTTGCGACCGAAAGTAGCCGTGAAGATATCACCTGAAACCGAGCCACCGCCATCTACACCGAGGGCAGTTCCGGAGAACGCCTTTGACAGGTACTCAGAACCGAGAAGACTCTGGGTCATTCCTCGGTTAGCCTGAGCTAGATATTCTGAAAGCGAAGTAGCCATTTTTTCTAAATCCTCCTAAGAATTAAAGTGTGACCTCACCGTTCTGTACTGCGAACTGCAATTTGCGAAGTTCACCGTAAGAAAGGTTAGCAAGGTCATTAACGTCTACGGATTCAGTAGCCTTAACAATGTCTACTTCATCCTTACCAAAGGTAGCCTTAGGAGCGACCAATCGGGTCTCTTCCTTAAAGCCCATTTTTCGTAGTCGAGCTTCGGACTCTTCCTGAACAGCCTTAGCAATATTAGCCTTAGAGTCAGCAAGTTCTTTCTGAAGAGCATCAATCTGCTTCTTCATTCGGCCGTACATAGCCTTCTCTTCGTCCTCGTCCTCATCCTCGTCCATCTCAGCCTTTTCCTCATCCTCGGCCTCGTCGTCCTCTTCAGCCTTCATAGGGTAAGACTTCTCTTCGTCTTCCTCTTCGTCGTCCTCAGCCTCAGCCTGAATAGTGGCTTGCTGGTCAGCAGCAGCTGTAGGAGGAGCAACAGTAGTGGAAGAGTCGTCACCACCGGCGTTTACAGGACCGCTGCTCTTAGCCTTGCGTTCCTTTTCGCCATCCAGATCATCAGTAGCTTTGAGCATACTAACAACAGCAGAAGCGACATCTTTTACGAGAGCGTTTCGCTCATCAGCTTCAGCTTTGGCGATTTCAGCCTCTGCGTCCACTTCTTCAGCTTTAGTCAGCCGAGCGTCCATCTTTTGAAGTACTTCTGCCAAAGCAGCTAGACCCAGTGAAGTGCCTTCCATGTACTTCTCAAGACGACCATTGAATTCGTCACTCATTGAGAACCTCCATTATGATTCCATTCCAGTCCAGTCCAAGTAAAGGTTGGTCTTAGCCACCGCCGACCTTTATATAAAAATAGAACAAATATTCTAAAATGTTCTAGTTTATTATACTAGGGGAATTGAAAATCTACGAGAAGTTTATATATCTGTGTGTGAATTTATATCAATCTGACCGTCTAAGTACTTTAAAATCTCATTTCGGAAGTCGTACAACGGTACTTGAACAAGCTTTTTTAGCTTTTCACACTGGTTACCTTCGGGTAACGCTGCTTCTACTTGGTCTAATACTCTACCAACCATACGAGAATGTCTAGCTAATATCCATTCTTGTTCCGCTGATATCTTCCCTATCTCCATGATTCTACTCCTTAATCAACCACAAAACCCAGTGAAGTGCCACCTTTGTTCATCATACTCTGAATATAATTGGGCAAATTATCCCCCACAACCCTATTCAAGGCATCTTCCAAATACGGCTGTCCTTTTCTCATATGTCCTTCTACCAAGGAACTTCTACCATTTTTAAGTCTTCTTCTAGTTGTGGGAATATACCCCCCGTCATGAACAACAACGGCATAAGGTGCTCGGTACGAAATGAATGACTCTCTTGGACTAATACTAGAAACCATAGAACGTTGAAGTTCTCCCGACTCATACGGAAGAGGCCCATCAGGTTTAGGAATCTGAGATTCATTCTTAACCTGACGGGCTAACTCCTGCTGCAATAATTCAACAGCGGACATAAACATCTCTTGTATACGGGTATTTCTATCAGTCATACCCTATTATACTAACTAATCCAAACTTCTGGAAGGTCTAGTTCAAACTCCGAAGGCTGAGTATCGAACCTATCGAGGTAAACAACTTCTTTACCTACCTGTCCATACTCTGGGTGATAGTAAAGTACTAGGTGTTTTGGTTTAGTAATCACATGCAGCCTACTAAAAACAAATTCATCTCCACCTTTAGTGGTGCCGCAGATATGCAAACTACCTGTACCTATATCTATTTCATCTATTCTGTGGAAATGCCCTAACAAAACATCATCAAACGACTCAGGTACTTCATACGCTGCGTCCGAGATCAATTGAGTTTTGTATTGCAGAACAGCCCTCAGAGAAGTTATTGCTCGTTGAATGCTGGCTGTTGCTCCGCCCCCCGCAATAGAATCACCATGCATTATCAACACATTACGATTTGCTACTGAGAATACATGGGCAAAACTCTTAGGAATTTCAAACTTAATGTTTTTCTGATCTTTACAGAATGTAGCAATCCACTGATACATCATGTAATCCCAATCCATGAATCTATCTTTAGATGGGATTTTACGAGTCATGCGACCGTGGTTACCCACAACACATGGAACTCTAATCTCATCAAAGTGAGGAGCAAGGAACATCAAAGCTTGACTAATAACCTTGGCTCCATACATCATCTGCATCATGCAGTTGTCTACGTTAGTACGAGCAAGTTCTTCATGAATGTCTCCTGAAATCATGTCTCCTAGCATAGGAACAACTAGTTCTTTAATGTCGCAGATATTGCGGCGATACTCAGCTAGGTTTAGAACTTGATTACTCCAACCCCAAATTCGTCGGCTAAACAACTCAATGTCATACTCATTAAGTCCAACCATTTGTTCTGGAGATACTAAATCTCCAACGTGCGTGTCTGTAAGTGGAGCAACCATACTTTGAGCCGACTTACCTCTAGGTCCTTCGGAGGGTTTCCGAATAGGGAAAGGCTTTGTAGGCTTCATAGGAGTTACATATTTTTGTAAAGTATCGATAAGCAGATCGTTTTTAGTTCTGTTCTTTATGACCTGCTCATAAAGCTTTTTGTAATATCTAGATTCAGCTTTATACGTTTCGAGTCTTTTATCTAATCGAATGCGGTCTCCTAGAAAGTCAGCCTCGGATTCAATAGGTTCGGGAGCTATGCCATCAGCCATAAGCGCAGCAGCCTCATCCAAAATCTCAGAGTAATCATAAACCTCTCGGTCATACCATCTTTGGATAGTAGACCTGTGTACCGAAACCCCGTATTCTTCTTCTAGAAAATCGGCAAGACTAGTCCATGTTTGTCCGGCTTTCCTCCTCCGAATCAGTTCTGGCTTCGCTATTTCTGGAATCACGGTCATCAGCGTCCTCCGCTTTGCTTGTTTCTAAATCTTCAAAATACTCAAAATACTCTTTGAACATGTCATAAAAAGCATTAAACTCTTCGTCAGTACTTTTATAGGTTGTTTCCTCTGGAACCTTTTCTTCTGTTTCGGTCTTAGCTGGTTTAGCCGGTTCTTGTATAACAGCCTGTCTAGGTAGATCAGAACCAGCTTTTTCAACATCTTCGTTTCCAAGAACTTCGTCCTTAAGTTTAGACCCTGCTACAGCGGCTCCCATTCTAGCAAGTACTGCTAATTTTTCAAGCTCGTCGTCTTCTTTACGAAGATCAGAGGCAGCAGAGTTGACTATATCAGCTGCCCACTTTTCTACCTTTTTAGAGTCTCTCAGAAACCTATCTAGTTTGTCAACCCCACTTCTCTTTTGTTTATTCTTTTTTGACGAATTCCCCCCATAGGTTGGAGTAAATACGCCGAGGTCTGAGGAGACAGCTACCGTACCAACACCTGCTACCGCTCCTCCACCACCATCCTCTTTCAAGAAAGAGATGAATTGGTCTAAAGTAGTTGATTTAGACATAGCTATCTCTTTACCACTCTTTACATCATCAATAAGTCTAGCCCTAGACTTCTCTCTAGCAGCTTGGTTCTTGGGATCATCTTCCCTTTTTCCTTGAGAGAGCACAGATTGTTTCGCTTTGATTGCTTCACCGTGCCCCAATGCTGCATTTAGATGAGCTTGTGCCGCTTCCGGAGATATTGTTCGGAGTTTGTTTGATGCCGCTAGGTGTCCTTGAGCAGCTTCATCATGGTAGTTAACAGGACTTCTTTCAATCTTTGGGTGATGGATTGCTTTTACACCGTTGCCGTAGTAATAAACTACCGTACCGTCCGGACGTTCTTCTTTTGTCAGGTACGAATGATTTTTAGCTTGCTCCGGCTGCGACAAATATTTACCTGCTTCGGAGTCCGGGTCAATATCCTTTTGTTCAGGAACGGAACCTACATGTCTGGTACCTGACTCTGGGTGATTGGAAGAATCATAATATAATTCTTTGCTCCAATCCCGCTTTTCCTCCTGTGGAGCTTTATCATCTTTCTGCTCAGGCATTAATCATCATCCTCCTCATCTAGTCGAATCACATCTCCTGTGTTCGATGTAGATTGATTACTGGGTTCCACCCGCTTATTCGCAGGAGGTTTTGGAATAGTAAAAGTTGCAGGTTCTACTCTATCCACACCTGTTGGGGTTAAGAATGCTACATATTGTTTATCGCCTTGGATAAACCACATTTTTGTACCATCTGGAGAAATTTCCTTTACCAACGGCGTTGGATAGCCCTGAGTCACCAAAGCATCCATCCACGATGATGTAAAAGTTTCCCCTGACTTTTCTAACCCAAACATTCTATTTTCGCCTTTACGCTCTCTAGCCTCAGCATATTCGTCTATATCACGCTCATCTAGAGGCATCTTATCATCAGTATTTGGAGTTCTCCAGCCTAGATTACGATCTTTATACTTACCCTCACTTTTTTCCATAGAGTTTTCTACTTCCTGTGGGGCTTGTTGTTCTTGCTCTAGTTGAGCTGCTTCTTGTTGAACTTGCATCATAGCTTGTTGCCTAAGCTGTTCCTCTTGCGCCGTGAGAGCCAAGACTTGAGTTTCTCCTTGGATTTGGGCAAGCGGTACAGGAGCACCGGAGATAACAAAGTCAACGTCCTCCAAAGCAGCACTCTGTCGCCTAAGCTGGATATCAAATCCCATATCGTTTAGCATCTTAGCAATATTGGCTCGTTGGCTAGCGAAGTTAATTCTAGTTGCTTCCGCCTTTTCTTCTGGATGCGGAAGTACTAGTTTCCAGTCCTTTACCCCAAAGCCTTCCAATATGAGAGGGAATACTTTTTCGTGGAACAGCCGTTGATCGGCTTCCACCACCCGACTCATAACCATAAGTTGTTGGGTTTGCGTGGAAAGACCCCCAAAAGCATCTGGCGTACCCTGCCATGCAGGAGAGACCCCCCATAGAGCAGCAATGCGTTCTCTAATTTCTTGTTTGACTGGTAAGTAATCCATTTCCTGTAAGGTGTGGAACAGTCTAACTAGATCAACTCTACCACGATTTGTTTTGGATGAAACCGCAACCATAGGTACAAAGTTAGGGTCTTGTCTAGCTTGTACAGCGATTGCTTCTCGCTCACGCTTTAAGCTTTCGGGGTCATCAGTTGAAACCATCAACATGGATGCGGGCATTTTCCTCTCGAAGAAATAGCGGTACAGGTTTCTATCCATACCTATGAGAGTCAAAGCCTTTTCAAAGATAGTGAGTATAGGAGACCACCCATAGGTCTCAGTAGGGTTAAATTTAGAAAGGTGGATAATTTCACTATCTAAGAAATAATGTACCTCACCACGATTGTGATACTTGTACATCGCAGGACGGAGAGCTAAACCGCAATCCTCAGTTCCACACTTTCCGTCTTGCTCTCTAGTCTCTTCCCGATGCAGGGCACAAACAAAGTGCTGTTTCTTCGGCATACCTTCATCATTTAAATCAAATTCAATTAGAGCGGGATTCAACCTTCGTATCTCTTGAATCCTTGACCGAAGTACGTCCCCCTTATCATGGTAATATTCTTTATGTATGTACAAAAAGGCATCATCGAGAGTGTTTAAATCCCAGTGGAATTGCCTTAATACTTCTTCTAAACTCTGATCGAAAGTGTTACAGTCTCTGAGGAACTTTTTAATTCTATTTAGTTCTTCCTCGTCAGGGTCTGCTTTAGTAGGTTCAAACGTTAATCCTCTCCGAAAAACTTCTCCGGTAATATGGGAAACAGGACCTCTAAGTTCCTCAACTTGAAACGCAATCGTTTGAAGGTCTTGCATTAGCTGTCTACGGAACTGGACTTGGTTTTTAATGTAAGTGTTTACTAGGTAGTCTATACCAAGTGTGGGAGAACTCCCCTTGTCACCCTCAGCCTTACTAAGACTTAAGAAACCCAACTTAGCATTCAAGTCTTCCATCTTTCCCATCAACGAAGGTGTTTCAGGAAGATAGTTGTTTAACCTCATAAATTAACCCTCTGTCCTTGTAAGACCGGAGACATCACCCAAAGCTGCTAGTTTTACTATTGCTGACAGAGCAGACTCCTTGAATAAGTATGTTTCGGATTGAGAAAGTCGTCTAACCTCATCCCTCAATTTTTGATTTTCCTCTTTCATTTCAGAGGCTATGGTGTGGGCTTCTACTAATTCGTCGTTTAGAGCTTCATTCTCCGCCATGGTTGCACTCTTTAGTACCCCCAGACGAGCCGCTTCTCTTACTAGAGAATGATATGCTCCTTCACTAAGAACAGTCACGGCTGGATGATCGTCAGGAATATCGTCCTCTGGCTCCAAAGTACCTAACTCGTTATGCCAAGTATCTAATATTCTCCATGTACCAGCGTTGTCTCGATTAGAGACATACTGTTCTCCACGTTCTCTTAAAATAGAACCGATAGGCATTACTATGCTCCTTCTAAACTATTATACTCTATTATACTGAATTTATGCTATGTGGCACTTAGACCACCCACAACTCTTACAAGCAATACAGCCACTCTCATCGACTAACATTGGATTGTCACAGCACTCATCAGCACCTACTAAAACAGGAACTTTATCTTCTTGGGAGTCTAGGAACGACAGATCAACAGAGGTGGGAGTTTCTTCATCTTTCTTATCAGCTTTTACCAAAACTTCCATTTCTCTACTACCTGAACGATATACAGTTATTCCTTTACATTTTGATTCCCAAGCTGACATATATGCTGCGTACACATCTTCAATGGTAGCTTCATTTGGGAAGTTGATAGTCTTAGAGATACCTGAGTCACACGATTCTTGGAAAGCTGCTTGCATAGCTACGTGAGATTCTGGACTGATATCCATAGCGGTGACATAAGTTCGCTTCGCCCACTCTGGAACATCGTCTCTATCTTGGATTGAACCACCCCCAGAAATAAACTCCATCAAATCCTCAGAATAAAAATTATACTTTTTGGCATCCCGTTCAAAATACTTATTTACGTAGTAAAGAGTTTCCCCTTCTAGGATATTCATCTTCTTCCACGCTAAAGCGAAAGTAGGTTCAATGCCACTAGAAGTATCAGCAAGCATAGAAATAGTTCCTGTGGGAGCTACGGTCAAACGACAAGCGTTACGGAATCTTTCATCAGTATCAACATAATCACTATTGTGCCATGCCGGGAAAACCCCCCGTTCTTCAGCTAGAAGTTTAGATTCCGCATCAGCAATATCTTTAATAAAGCCCATCAACGAACGTCCTATCTCTCTAGCTTCCGAAGTGTCATACCCCAATCTAAGCTGGATTAGCAAGTCCGAAAAGCCCATAACACCCAAACCGATTTTACGGGTTGCTTTAGTCATACGTTCTATATCACTAGTTGCATAATAATTAGCGTCAATTACGTTGTCTAAGAATCGTACTGCGGTTCGCACAGTTTTTGCCAGCTCTGTCCAATTAATATTATCTCTTGGTACAGCAGTTGGTTCAGTTGAATCCGTGCGTCCGTTCGGGTTCTTGTAGAAATTAGCAAGATTTATTGAACCCAAGTTACAGGACTCGTTGCCTAATAGAGGTTGTTCGCCGCAAGGGTTTGTTGCAATCATCCTACCATGCTCTTGTTTAACGTGGTTGTCTCGGTTAACTTCATCAAGGAAAATCATACCGGGTTCACCATTGCGCCATGCCCCGTAAACCATTTTACTAAATACTTCACGAGCGTCTAATTCCCCCACCACTTCATTAGAACGTGGGTTAATCAAAGGGTAATGAATGCCCGCTTTTACAGCTTGCATAAAATCTGTAGTTACCCCAACAGAAATATTAAAATTGTGGATTTCGCCTTCTTGTGCTTTACAGTCAATAAACTCAAGAATATCTGGGTGATGGACATCCATCACAGCCATATTCGCACCATCACGTTTCCCGCCCTGAGTAATCATAGAGGAAACCCTTGATAAGGTTTTCAGTACTTCAATTGGTCCACAAGCAATACCGTGAGTAGTTTTTATCCTGTCTCCACGGGGTCGAAGCTTAGACAAAGCAAATCCTGTGCCTCCCCCAAATTTTTGAACCATTGCAGCGTCATGGGCAGCTTTCATAATACCCCCCATACTGTCTTCTAAAGGAAGCACGAAACAAGCAGATAGCGTACCCTGTTTTGTACCGGCGTTCATCAAGGTAGGAGAGTTAGGGATGAAATCTAAAGTTTCCATCATCCCGTAAAAATCATTAGAGATAAGTTTAACTTCTGCGTCTAGTTTACCGAAAGAAGTCTTCTCAACATCCGCCACCGCATCAGCGACCCGTCTAAACAAACCATCAGCGTTTTCTATGAGGTTCCCGTCACCGTCTTTTAAAAAGTATCTCTTTTCCGCTACGGTTTGAGCTTGAGAAGATAAAGTTACCATTGAAGCCTCCTAGCCTCTGTATAAGCACAGTAAACAAAGTTTATTTTCGGGCACCCACACAGAAGGACCACATCCTTGTTTTGTACAAGTTGGGTCAGGTGCATTTTGGTGCGTTTCCATTTGGGGATTACTAGTATTATACTGGTCATTCGGCTGGGGTTCAAGCCTTTTCATAACCTCTTTTACACCACTTTTGTCTTCTCCCCGATCATCAAATAAATCATTCATATTACCGACTGTTTGTATCTTATATCGGCTAGATTCATAAGCTGCTGTAAGAGCCATAGCGACTGAGAAAAAAGCATCTCCATGACCCATAGGAGTCTCTGGGGCTTTGAGTTCATTACTAACCGAAAGTATCTGTTGTTTTTGCCTTTCATCCGCCAATAATTTTAGATTGCCCGAATTCACATACTCTTCAAATATTTGTGCCATAGTATGTTTACTCTTAGCACTGAACGACATGGGCCACCAAGCTGAGTTAAGACCTCTATCCTCCAGTTCTCCTCTTGTGTTATCGACATACCCTTTAGTTATTTTGAAATTTTTAGATACATCATTTAGATATTCTATCTGAGCCGAATAATCCCACCCATCTAACCACGACTGGTGAATCTGTTCTAGATATTGACCATTGCGCTTAAAGATAACTAGATGTGATGGGTGTCTTTTCTTACCCACATCGAAGCCAGCGTAAATCTCATCTTCTTCTGTGAAGAGATGGTCAACTAACGGAGGTAAACTTCGTAGGGTGTAGTCCTCACATTTGGAAATTTCATCATGTGTAAAGTAAGCTTCCGTATTGAACGCCGGTTGCAACAAAAACTCAGATGCAAAAGATTTAGGTTTAGCTGCCTGAGTGTCGAGTAGAAATTTCTCAGTATACATTTCAGGAAATAAAACCCGTCTCCCCGGTACTGGGTCTAATGCAGGTAATTTACGGGTGACAAATCTATCATCTGATTCTAATACTGATAACAAGTCTCCCGGCATCATAGGAGTACCAACTATAATAATGGGAACCCCTTGATTTGGAATAAACATAGATTCCGTAAGAAAGTGGTCTTCTATCTTTTTCATCACACCCATTGCTAGTGGGTTCTCTGGGTCACGCAGGATGTCATCAGCAATCAAAGCACCGTTAACATGCATACCTCGTTTGAATGAGAATAGACCCCCATGAAGAACCTCTCCAGTTGCTCCATCTACATCATACCTAAACGTAAAATCTGCTCGTGGTGCTTTGTTGGTAAACCATTGTTGTAGGATTGGGTTACGAGCAACTTCTTTGTTTAACTCTCCTATATGGTATTTAGCCATAGTGTCTGAATAAGAAAGATAAAGAATGTTTGCGTTAGTCCCCATCTTTAACATACGCCAAACACTAAAAGCGTGTCCCAAGATAGTGGATTTGAAATGTGCTCTTGGGAGAATGCCTACATAATGTTTACCGTTTTCCAAACATTCTTCGATATCTTCGCAAATCGTAGCCACATGCCAAGCTTTAAAATACTCTGGATGGTCAAAACCCTGCGACCAAATATCTCTAGTAAATTCCCAGAAACTTCCGACAGAGTATTTCTTATTTGTTTCTAACTTATCAGCAATTAAAGATAGCGCATCAGTCACCGAAACAGTCTCATCAGGCATTACCGGCTACATCCTTTTCTTCTTTGGCTGTATTAGAAACCAGTAACCGTAACTTGGCTGCTATACGCTGCATCGTTTCAGCATCGTCAATCTCATCTATAAGAATCTGTATCACGTCTTGCACAAACTGCAAATTTATCAAGCCTTCTAGGACTTGGCGTTCTCCTTGGATTCCAATAGTTGTTGCCTTCACAGCATCCAAAGCCCTATCAAAGGTTAAGGAATTTAGTTCTGTAGAAGCTTTACGTCTAATAGTTTCGTATACATCTAGATGTTCTTTTTGCAACCGAGCCAAACGTTCTGATTCTGTCTCAGCGGCTTTTTCAACAGCTTTTGTTTTGACCTTGTGTAACTCATTTTCCCAACCATACTTTTTTACCCAAGCGTAAATAGTTTGATTGCTGACATCGACAGAAAATTCAGTAGATACTGTTTCCGCAATCTGTCGTGCGGAATAAGTATCCTGAAGATACAACTTCAAGGCTCTGTTTTTTGCTTCTTGGGGTATAATTTTCGGCATGTTTTATTCTGTTGGGATGTCGGGATATTCCGCTGTACCGTAATGGTACGCTGCGTGTTCCGAGTTTTGAGAATCTATGCTACCCCCATACGGAGTACCGTTAGATTGAAGTAGCTTACTGAAGTCCATATAACCAGTTTTGTTTGTAGCTGCATTGTAGCAAGCGGGTACTTTAAACTTAGCCCCGTTTGAAAAGAAATTCTTAAAGTCTACACCAATCTCATCTCGTGTACATACACCCTTCCAAATCTCAGCTTGCTCAACAATAGGTTTGAAATGGTTGTTTTTCCTAAGAGTTCCAGATGTACGCTGCGTGTCAGCAAATTGGGTGTTGTTGATGCACTCAAAGTATTTACACCAAACAACTACGCCGTGTTTTTCTTTTAAATCTTCTAGTGTGGTACCTTCTGGAAACCTATCTTCATAAACTGAGGTTTCTTCCGTTTTAGGTCCGTTTTTAGACACATACATCTTAAAGTTCTTTTCCATGCCTTTTCCTCCACAATGCTATACAGGCTGCATCCGCATAATCCTGCTCTGGAAATCTATCTCCCCACATATCCTTAGCAAACGCCATAATATCAGGCTTTTTAGCGTTGCCTTTCCCTAATACTTGTCTCTTCCATGTATTGTTGTCCACAGCCACAAAAGAGATACCAGACCGATGAAGTCCGTATTTTATACCAGCTACAACTGAAGCTATCGCTATAGTTGCTTTTGCGTTTTGTATGTATATCGCGGACTCAATTGCCGCTGCGGTCATAGTTATTATACTTAAATCATCATTGAATTTATCAAGTATCTCGTAAAAACGATCATCCGCAGATTTCAAAGGACTGCCAAATTTACGTAAATCGACTAAATTTTCATCGTCATCTACGAAAGCCGCATGGACAGCCTTGGAAGAACAATCAAAACCGGCATAAATCATTCTAAATCAAAATTATGATTTTCAACTAATTCATTCAAGTATAACACTGTTTCAGCTATAAAATTTATCTTCTGTAACATAGTATGTTGATCTTTTTGGTGTATATCAAAACGCATTGATAAACAACACAGCTCTACAGAAGATAGGATATCAAGCATCTCGTCCATAAATAGACTCCTCATATGATTTGGTTCTAAGAGCGACCACTCTCGAAACAGTTGCGTAGGCAGACGTATACAATCGAAGTTCCCCAAGAGTCTTCTGATAAACAGTTTTCATGTTTATGCACTCTCTTAGCAAATCCATCAACGCTGGATTAGTCATCAACACTTCACCCCGCAAGTTTTCTTTACTAGGTTTTCGTTGATTTTCAATTCTGTATTTATCTGCCACTTTAAACATAGCTATATTATAAGCTTCTTCAAACTGAGCTTCCATAGCCCCTTTACGAGCCTCTAAATCAGCTACATGTTGTTCTAGTAATCCTTTCAAGCCCCCGTAAACAACTAGATAATCAGACAACTCTTTCGCTGAGGCTGTCATTACCTTAGAAAAGTCTAATTCCGTTTCCGGTCGGTTAGTATCTAAAACAATTTTAGGGATGCTAAGGTTAGCGACATAATCATTCGCTTGTTGTACAGCATCTACATAAGACCATCTTTTTCTCATAAGTCAAATTTCCCCTGTGGTGTAACTTTTTTACAGTCACAATACCATTCCCCAGTACACTTTTCCGGTATAGCTTTCATGTTCATTATCCGGTGGCATCTATCAACTATATCTGACCACATTTTATCATCCGGAATAATCTTAAAGCATTTCCACTCTTGATTATCTTTGTTTTCATACAAAACATAACCAATTTCATACTCAGTCGTATGCAAATACAACTGAATCTGTACCATATGTTCCGGTTTCGGTGCGGATAGTTTTGAAAATAGACTACTCTTAATAGTTTTCAATTCTAGAATAGCAGTACGATTCGTCTGAGATGTGATAAGGAAGTCCATACGTCCAGAAATAGGAGGGTCTTGATACTTTGCGGGTACCTCCCGATCTTTGAAAAGATCAGCTTTCACTAAATACTTTTCCATCCGATCTTCAAAAGTATTTCCGTGATCGAAAATTCTCTGTAACTTAGGATTAACATCTAGTGCGGGCAACATACCTTTGTAAGCATAGTATAGATACCTATCACACGGGTTACCTAAGGAAGATGGGTAAAACACTCCTTGCGACGGAGCACGACCGGGGTCTACGATAGTTGCTTCTATCTCAAGCGGTAGCCAATTATCCTTAGTAGATGTTTTAGTTACGTTTCCGGGTCGAATCTGTCTAATTCCTGCCACAGTCTAGTCCTTATCGTTTCTAACGTGTTTTCTTTAAAGTGCATTATATCACAAATGCCTTGTTGTTTCAAAGCAGCATCTCGTTTTTGGTCTCTCTTTTGTAAATGCCCAAAAACACCATCAGCTTCAATAACAGCTTCTAACTCAGGTAAGTAGAAGTCTACTGTGTATGGAGGGAACTCTGCTTGATACATATACCGAAGCCCCGTTTCCTCCAAACACCTTTGTATTAGTTTTTCTTGGTCAGTCCAATATCTGAACGGCATCTACAATCTTCTTCATCTCTTCAGGGAATTGGTCAGCAAATGCTCTAAGGTTGTCGAAACCCTGTATTCTCTGATCTGGAAACTTGTCGCAGTAGTACCATGCTCCACGTTTGGTGATAATGCCTTTCTCCAAAGCCTCTCTCAGATAGGTTTCATTTGTATCAATACCACCTTCAATGCGGAATGGAACCTCAACTTGTTCCCACCGTTCTCCACCAAACTTATCCTTTAGAAGACCAGCCTTTATCATAAACCCGACACGCTCGTCCTTCTCTTTGATATAAGAGCCTCTACGAGTCTCCATGACAGCATGAGCAAAGAATTGTTGTCCTTTACCTCCCGGCATAGTCTCTATGGCTGATACAGGTCCCATAGACCCCCGTACTTGGTTTATAACAACTAAGGCAGAACCATGACTAAGAAGCGGTAGCAACCTAATCAAAGCTTGGTTCCAAGACCTAGCTTGCCATGCAATCGGGCTATAACCAAAAGAATCTTTGTTCTCAGTAATGTCTTCCGGAATTAGTCCTGCTACTGAATCTAGAATAACGAGATCAGCACCATTCTTTAGACCCGCCTCCATCGCCCGATATGCATCTTCTGCGTTAGAAGCTTGCTTTACAAGAATACTCTCTGTGTCTAAGCCACACTTCTCCATCCAAACGGAATCCCAAGACATCTCTGTGTCAACCCAAAGAGCAACACCATCTTGACTTTGAACAGTCTTGCATAATTGACTAGCTAGATAAGACTTACCTGAAGACCACCCACCAAAGAATAGTGAGAACTTCTTCTTGGGAATCCCCCCATTCGTAATCCGATCAAGAGCCGGTATGTTAAAAGGAATCTTCTCGTATAGGAATTCTTCTGAATTACCTACTACAAAACCAAGATTCTTATCCTCTAATAATGTATTAAACAAATCATTCGCTGGCATCTACATTCCCCCGATTTAGATAAGCCTCTGCCCAAGCAAAACAAACAGCGGCACACTGAATAACTTCCTCAAACATACCTGCTGATCGTTTTTCATAAACTTCACGAGCAACTTCACCTACTTCTTCAGTTAGTATTACTGTCCAGTGCTCATCACTATTAAATGTTTGATCGCCCCATTTTTTATCTTGGCGTTCTCGTTCTGCTAGAACTGCCTGTAAAACTGTCATTCTAGTTGCTTCTTTAGCCATTATCCCCACCTGCTTCCTGAAGAATCTTTTCGACTTCCGCATCTGCCATTTTGTATACCTTGACGAAAGCTTTACCTAGCGCTTTACGAGCTTCTTCAAGTTGCTCATCAACATCATGGTCTAGCTCAATGTCATAAATACCTATTGTAGTCTTTGCGGAATTATAGTTACCTAAATTCACTGTAAAGGATATTTCTTGCGAAACCTTTGCCATCATAAACTCCTATCTCTTAATCCCAATCTAACAAGTCTACAGTAGTTAGTTCCGGTTCTACTGCTGGTATTTCAAACTTGCCTCGAACTGGGATTCCTTCGATTAAATCTATATCTTCCTTAGTTGCCCATGAAGGGTCACATACTTCCATGTCTACCTGTAACGGGAGATTCAAAGTGTTCTCCAGTAGCAAACGACGAACGTTAGGAATAACATCCATAGCTTCATCATCATGGACTTCACAGATAATTTCATCGTGCACCTGTAATAAAATGGTACTCTGTTTATCAGCTAAGTATTTGTCAACCTCAATCATTCGTTCGGTCAACAAATCCGCACTAGTCCCCTGAATCAAATAGTTAACCGCCTTGTAGCCTTTATCGTGGGGGACTTTGTAGATACGTCCATACTTATTACGTACCCATCCACGACGCTCTATCATTCGTACCACTGTATCGAAAAACGTTTTCGACCCTGCTATGTTCTCGAAATATTCTTTCTTATACCTAGCTGCCTCAGTGGGGGTGGTATTTAGTTGTTGCGCTAGTTTCTGCTTACCGATTCCGTAAATAACCCCAAACGTAATAGTTTTAGCAAGCTGGCGGTAGAACTTATACTCAGGGTGGTCTTTGTCTACCTTAAATGCTATCTTAGCCGCTTCGCCGTGGAAGTCTACATCCCCTTGTTTCATCAACTCTAACATCTGTGGGTTGTCTATGTAGTACATAAACATACGGACTTCCATCTGAGAATAATCATAGGAGACTAAAGAGTAGTTTTTTCGAGGTACAAACAAACGGCGTACCGCTATCTGCCCTTCGTCTTCTTCACTATAGGATTCATCACCAACAAATCCCCACGCTTCAAGTACCTCATTGCTAAGTTTCTCACTATCCGCAGATGACCCACCCTTAGAAGCAATAGTGGCTCCCACTCTGTCCCGTACTTCTGAATAACCAGCCTCATCTAATTCCACATCATATAATTTAAAATGGTTACGGGGAATATTTTGCAGGTTTGGACCACGCGAAGAAAGTCTGCCTGTAACAGTTCCCCAATTTGCAAAGGTTGTATGCATCACAGGCGTTTCAAGATAAGGGTCAACGTATGTAGACCTCAGCTTCAGCAACGTTCTGTACTGCCGAATCAGCCCTGCTACGGGATGGTTTATTTGAACAAGAGCGCCTTCATTCCAAGCATCTTGACCCTTATCGGTCTTCATGGGTGATCGAACCCCAACAGAATTAAAGTAGTTTCCTACCTGTTGAGTACTAGCAATGTTGAATACGCTCCCAGCTACACTATGAATCCGCTTTTCGACCTCCGAAAGCCGGTTTGTAAGCTTTTTCGTAGTAGATTCAGCATATTTTTGATCAATAGCTATGCCTCTACGCTCCATATTGAGTAAAACCTTCGTTAGTTCAATCTGAGTGCGAAAAACATTCTCTTGCTCACTATTTTTGATCTTTTCTAGCGAGTCTTCGTACACCTTAAGTGTCCAATAAGCATCTTTAATACAATATGGACCTAAAATCTCCGGAGGACACAAAGAAAAGTCTTTATTCCACCGGTTTTTGACTAAAACTTGCTTAGTTTCCTTATCGTAAGCTGCTTCTGACGCTCCAAAGCGGCGTGTTATGGTATCTGTAAGAGATAAGGAATCCACAATGCTTGATTCAGTAAGCCTAACCATAACTAGAACATCTATCAGGTCTTTATCATCTACCTTGAGGCCGTCTTTCTCCAAAAAGGGGACATCAAACTTCAAGTTGTACGCAACAATCCGTTTTATCTTATTCATTTCATCCATAAGTATGGGAAGAAAAGCTGAATCTAGATTACCCCCAAGGGTTTGGTGTCTGAACGGAAAGTAAAAAGCGTTATCTGGAACTGCAATACCTATACCACAAAGCTGGTTATAGGAGTATGGGTCTAGTCCATTAGTCTCACAGTCAATTACCCATTGGTCATGCTTTGAAAGCGTCTCAATAGCTGAATTAAATTGTGATTCTGATAGAACTAACACCCATATCTCCTATAACAGTGCTTAGAAGGGTAGCTTTTCGTCCCAGCCATCTTCGTCGTCATCTAGAGAAATGCTAGATGTCGGGACTGTTTCCTGATTAGGCTCGGAAGGTGTGTCGGAGTAGACATCCAACATGTAATCCTTGATACTAGGGAGGTCATTAACCTCTGAGTACTTACTTTCGGAAATTTCATCTTCCTTAGGAGTAGCAGTTATCGTGTAGGTTGTGTCCAACCCTGCTCCTTGCCGTCTAATACGGACGACACCCTTGTTCAAAGTACCCCAATCGTTATAAACATCTACCAACTGGTTCCACAAAGCGTTACTGCGACCCATAGACAGAGCGATAACTCGGAAATCATTAATTTCTTCCTTATACACTGTCTTTCCTGAAGGACCAGTAACTGCTTCCCAACGATCATTGTTGTTTGGGTTAGAACCGTGGAACACCTCGATTACATACGCCCAAAAAGCAAATCGGTGTGAAGCCCGTGTTCCCTCAGGGATTTTTCCCATCGGACCATTAGGTCCTTCCAAGACACTCCTAAAAGAGCCGCCGTCTTGAAAAGTATACATCCAGAATTCATCTAGGTACGGGTCGTTGTCTTCTCCAGTTGCTACTGGAATTAGAAACGCCTGATCACCATCTCGGAAATACAACTCCCTACGATTGGAAGATGTTCCCCGTTCTGAAGATGTACGGGTGCTACGTTCATTAATTGCACGAATACCGGGCATAATAATCTCCTACCAAAAACTTCTATCTTCTACTATCTGGGTTACGACATCCTTTTGACGAACCTCTTGAATATCTTTATACCCAGATGGTAATTCAATATGTGATACTTTAATGTATTGTCCGAGTGATGTCAAGGCTCTTTCCATACCAATTTGTCCAGCTTCATCAGAATCTAGACAAAGTGCTATCTCACCTACAGGTAACTCCTGTAAAAGTTCTACCTGTTTTTTAGAGATAGACATTCCTAGGATGGACACCGCAGGATAACCCAGTTGCGTAAACCACATAGCATCCAACGGACCTTCTACAACACACAATAGTGGGCAATCCTTTATGAGGTGCCCACCAAACAATACCTTAGATTTTTTAAACTCGTTCGGGTACAGATACTTCGGAAACCCCTGCTCCCTACGAACTGCCCAGCCTACCATACGTTGCTGTAAGTCATAGATTGGTATAGCCAATCCGTTCTCAGCAGTTATACCGGCATTCCAATGCTTTAGTGTACGTTTTGTGAAGCCTCTATCGAAAATCCACGATGGTACGTAACTTTGGTTGTAAGGAAATTCAACTTCCGGGAGTGTGTCAGAAACGGGTACAAAGTCATCAAACAAGTTAATGTTTACTGTTACTTCGTTATCCCCTATAAGTTTAGCTAGTTCTTTCTCAGATATATCTAAATACCTAAGTAAGAATCCTTTTAAACTCCCCTGACCACACCCCCGAAAGCAAATCCACACACCTTTACGAGTGTTAATCGAGCATGAGTTATGACTGTCAGCATGAAAAGGACACAATAAAGTGAATTGTTCTTCACCTAGAGGAACAGAGACACCAGATGCCTCTAATACTGCTGACCAATCAATCACTTTGCTTTTGCCTTGCGATCTGCTTTATTTGCTCGAACAAAGAGAACAACTTCGTTCTCATACCCGTAAGCATCCTTAATCTTACCTCGCTGGATATCTCCAACGGTGATAGTCATAACGGACTTACTTGGTCCTTTGCTTTTAGCTTCTTTGACCACAACGTCTTCCTTATTAGGCCTTAGCCATGTAAGTAAACTCATTCTAATCTCCTATAATCCTATGTCGAACTCTTCAATTTGACCAGAGTCAACTTTCCACGTAAAGGTGCAGTTATCGACCGAGAGGTCACCATCACGATACTTCTGGAATTGCACTTCTCGCTGATCGTCGAAATCTTCGACCATACACATTGAGAGTGCTACATCCGAAGCTCGTATTAGAGCGTCCCCAAATGCGACCTGATCTGACCGGGGAGGAGAGAACATATTTGCCCCTGCATCCCTAGTAGCTTGTGTTGATACCATAATGGAAGTATTTTGAGCCAGAGCGTAATTCTTTAGACCGTAGAACAAGCTGTGGCTTTGTTCCCACGCAGCCTTCCTAGAATCCGAAGTGGATATCAAATATACTCCATCTATCACCGTAATGTCGGGAGAGTATTTACGGATTAGGCTAGCAATACTGCCTAATGAAATGCTGTCCTCTCCATTAATGTGATCACATATCAGAAGTCGTTTGGTATTAGACTTCTGCAAAAAATCTTTATACTGCGCCTCGTCGATAGGTTGACCTGTACGCAAAGCTCTATGAGAAAGTTTGTATCCCATCATCTGAGCAAGAACTACATCTAAACGCATTTCAATAGATCGTTTAGACATCTCAGTAGACACTAATAGAGTTCTATGTCCTTCCAAGATCGCTGTAGCCGCTGTCTTAATGCATAGCCATGTCTTTCCTACCGTAGGTCTAGCAAAAGCAGAGATAAGGTCTCCGGGTTGCCAACCCATGCCTGTAGAATTAATCGCTTTGAACGGAGTCTTTATACCGATTAATCCGTCACCCATCTGTCTTTTCTTACTGCGTTCCTGCCACTCATCGAATCGAGTCATGTCGCCGGAATCGTAATGGAAAACATCCTCATCATACACCACTTCAATATCTTGAAGCTGGTTAGTGATGTTAGCAAGAGCCGCTTTAGGGTTATCGGAAAGCGTAGTTTTATTCTGGCTAAAAGTGTTTACTATCTCACGGAATAGAATTTGTTTACGAAATTCATCTTGAGCGTAATCAAAGCTTACGGTACCCGCATCCTTACGAAGTTTAGGGTACTTCTCTATAAGTACACTAGTCTCAGGAAATTCTTGGTATTGGTCATGGTATTCGTTTATGAATTTTACTGCGTCCCCATGTACCGCAAAATTCCTAAGGGGATACCTAAATCGCTTGTAGTTCTTACTGTCAGTTAGACCTAAAACTAATGCGGATTCAATAAAGTTAAAGTTGGTGCTATCCATAGAACTCCTACTTTGCTGACGGATAAAGAACACGACCTACATCGTTACATACATATAAGCGTACCAAGTCCGAAGTATGGTCGTCAACTAATGCTTTAGCATCTTTGTACGAAGCGTAATCCCCATAATCCCAAAGTTTACGCATTTCAAAACCCAATACTTTGAATTTGCCTTCAGGTGCTCGCCTTAAAGACAAATTAGAATAGCTTATCTGTTTTGGCTTTTGGTTTTCCATTTTTATTCCCCTCTAACAACATAACCAGTTCTTTGTATCGGGCTTTGTCCGATGCTTTAGGGAACCATTTGGTTTCTATCCGGACTAATTCCCGCCAAAGTACTTTATCAGAGGGCTTTGTGGATGTCAATACCTTCCAGTATAAATCTGGACGTTTACAATCAGGTAGATAGTAGGACAAAGCTGATAACGTAAACATTACCCTAGCTTTTTCTCCGTTTTGTTTCAGGGAGTCATACAGCGCAGCTAACACATTGAAGTACCCATGCGTATCAATTGCTTTTTTCAAAGCACTGATTTCTCGACCTATGAAGGTCTGAACTTCATATTCTTTGCCTGTTTCTTTTGCGTATAAAAGAGCAAATGCAGAAAAGGCAGTATTAGCATTTAAGTTAGAAGGAGATTTTCTCGCCATAGTAGGTATTAATCTTTTCTTTTACCTTTGCCGCTATTTTATGCGGCATAGATAACTGTAATTTTTTACTTATTTCAGTATTAGTATACCCCATTAAACGTAAATTAATAAAAGCTAACTCAGTTCTAGTGAAATCTATATATTCTAGGTTGTGTATTGTATTAAAGTCTTCTAATACGGAAATCTTTTCTTCGATACGGTCTTTGAGATCAAACCCGTTTTGGTTTTCAACCTCTAAAGGAACTACATAAAAGTTACGCTTACTTTTTTGGGTAGCTTTAAAAAGTAAGGTGCGGATTGTATTAACCATACTAGTATGTAGATATGTATGGAATTTTACCTGCCGTGTGTCATCATACTTTGCCGCTGCTTTACATATTGCCAAACGCAGCTCCTGAGCCAAATCGTCTCTGTCTAAACCATTTATAATGACCGACGAAGCCATTTTTTGGACTTTTGGCTCCCACTGTACAATCAGTTCATTATTTATTTGCACTATGAAAGCTCCTATACTGTTTATAACAATCTCTACTACAATAGGTGTTTTTCTTGCCTTCTCTTATTCGTGCTTCTTGAACAACACGTCTCCGGTAAAAGGGGGAACGACACCACTCGCAGATAAGTTTAACATACTTTAGTTGGAACATGCAAGCCCCATCATGGGCGGCGTTATTTTTTATGTTGCGGACGGGGAATACCATTTTACCGCAAATTTTACACCACTTACGAACCCGCTTCCTTTTTTTGGGTTTAGGAGTCCGAACTGACGCAGTAGGCAAACCATTTCGTTTTAAAACACCCCAAACGTTCTCTCTTGTGCTACCTATCTTATCCGCAATTTCTTGCAGGGTCATCTCTGGAAATTTTGTCCTTAACCGTTTAGCACGTTTACTTTTTTTCACTAGAATTCATCTATAGATGCTTGTGCTCGTTCGTAGGCTTTTACGTTACCGGTTTCTAAAGCTTTCCACTTAGCTGCTAATTTGGTAGCATCAACCGTTCCTTCATCGTCTCTAATAATAAATGAAGATGCGGCAAGAATCCTTTCCCATTGAGCATCTGTAAATGATACGGTTACATCTGGCATTAGTTGTTCTCCTTTAGTTCTTTAACTTCTTTACGTAATTTTGTAACTTCATGTAACAACATAACTGATAGACTATGATATTTTACTGATTCTGGTTTACCTTCTTTATCGTAATTAACTAGTTCTGGAAAAACTTCATCGACTTCTTCGGCAACCAAACCTATATCTGGAGCATTGTTTAGTTTATAATCATAACTTACAGGTCTTAAAATATCAAGTTTTGAAGAATCAAACACTAGGTTTTTTACATTTTCTTTATATTGTATTGAACTAGATTTTTTAGCTATCTGCCCTGATGCTGTTACAATTAAATCTGTACCTGTTGTGGATGCTGAGTTAGAAAAGAATATTGTATAACCATAAAATTTATCAACTTCATAACTAGACGAGCCTATGTCATACCCCGCACCCCCCGAACCATCCGTTGCGGGTACTAGATCACCGCCTGTACCTATTGACCATCTAGCAGTACCAGCAGTAGAAAACGCTAAAATGTTTGTGCCACCTGAGTACATCCCAGTATAAGTATCTGGCAAAAACGAGAAGGTAGGTGAAGAAGCTGACCCACTAGCCGAACGAATATTATTTCCTATGGTTGCTCTATTAGTTCCGACACCATCGTATGTATATAGGACACCTCCCACCATCTCTATACGCCCTTGCAGACTGCCCGTACCAGTAAAGTATAGGGTTGGGGTACCACTAGAATCGATTATTTCTATATTTCCCTGAGTAACAAAACCAGCGTCGGCTGAGTAACCGATACCTACACCAAAATTTGCTGCTTGGTAAAGGGTGGGAGGACTAGCCCCATTGTGAGCATATACACCTAATGTAGATTTACTATAAGCATATGATGCTTGTAAATGCCCATAGTTAGTACCACTTGTGTCTGTAAACTTTAAGTTAGTGCCCCGACTATATGGGCTATTTATTATTTCTAACCCACTACTAGTTATTTCTACTCTAGCACCACTTGAGGCTGTTCTAATTGTATTAGATACAGTTAGGGTTGCTTCTAACTTACCTGCTGTAACTGCGTTAGCTTGGATTTTACCTGCTGTAACTGCGTTAGCTTGGATTTTATCTGCTGTAACTGCGTTCGCTGTTAAAGCGGTAGCTGAAATTATAGGAGTTTTTGTATTTATGGGTAGTATAGTTGGTGTAGCCTGATCTGAACTATTACTAATTCCTGCTATAGCTAGAAGAATTTTATTTGAACCGATAGCTGCTGAACCAGTTGTAGTAGCTGAAACAGTACCTGAGGTGGTATCAACATAAAAATACTGATTAGAGTTATCTGCTAAACCGAGTCCTCCATTATCATGAGTCGTTGGGCCTGTAACTGATAAGGTTGTTCCGTCAGCATAATTTAACGTACCACTGCTGTTTGTAACCTGATTATAACTTGTCCCTGTTCCTCCAGACCAAGTAACATCCGTAGTGAATGGTTTTGCTCCATCAGCGAATAAGTCTACCCCTAGATTACCAGTAAATATCGTTGAATCACCAAGATCGTACTGTGGATTCTGTGTAGTTCCGGCAAAGAACTCCCACTGAGCTTGGCTATCCCCAGCTTTAATTCGAGCAACTTTAACTGCTTTCTGTGGTAGATTTGCTAGAGAGGATGCTACTGAGAAAATAGTATCATCGCCACCGTCATCACTAGATAACCAATAAACGATGCTCCAAGATGAAGTACTTAAACTACCTTGGTTACCTGCATCAATAGGATATTCGTCAGCTCCTACATATAAATTCCCCGCAGCCCAGTTAACTTGGTTTGTCCCAGTGTTAGAAAACACACAGGTAGTTCTGATCGGTTTTGTTGAACTAGGAATGTTATTGGGTGAGTAAGTTGTACCCGTTTGTGTTGGGTTTGGGGTATCTGAATAAATTGCTGCTGTATTGTTGATAACTATATTCATAGCAGTCGTTTGTACACCGACACCTTCAGAATAATCAAGGTCTAGTACAACCCCAGTTCCTGAAATATTAGCAAACGTGTTAGTGACATTCACCCTAAATCCGGGGCGAATTGGGACAAAGATGAGACACTTATCATCAGAACTCCATGAGGTTGTACTATTACCAGAATCATATAATTGAACAGTAATTGTATCGGGAGATGTCGTAACGTTTGATATATAACCATAGTTACCTGTTTCTACACCTGCTGATGTTACTTGTCTAACAAGCATCCCTTTACGTACCGCTCGGTCCAACACGTTAATTGGTAGTGTAAGTACATTAGTGCTTGTATTAATACTACTGGGGTCAACTGTTATTCTAGCCATTGGGTATTCAGGAATTTGTATATATCCCCTAATAGGTTTGGTGGATTCAGTCTTTTTCGTAAAGTGGGCAGCAAGTGCTCGCCTTATATCATCGGGCGCTTCTACAGCGTCATAATTAAGGTCTTTAATCCTTGTGTGTTCTATTGTCGTAGACCCAGAAGAATCAACATAGAATTGATCTATTGCTGTAGATGTGGGGGTAGAAGCTGATATATACAAAGAAGTATCATATGTTCCGCTTAGACTAGTTCCCAATATTTCATGAACAGCTATATCATCGTTTATAGTTACTAGTGCAACTCCACTGCCACTAGCCGTTACGTTATCAATATATATTAATTTCCCAACAGAGGTATAACCACCACTTGTTGCTCTACGCCATAAATCAGGAGATTTCTCGATACTCTCTCCTTCGAGTAACGTGCCAAAATCTAGATCGTTCCCCGAACCATCAGAAATAGCACTCACATTTAATTTAATTACAGTGACTGTATCTTGTGTACCATCGTCTTTTGAATACGTAAGTAAAACATGAGTAATAATGTCAGTATATTGCTTAGAGAAATCGAATTCCGAAAATGTATTAGTAGTTGTAGTGTAGCTATTGGATGAATCTCCGTCGGAAGCAGCACCTTTATATGTAATATTGTAGTGATTAGCGGGAGATATCGCTGGCATAGTCTCTCGCTTGAAGTAGTTAAATGTGGGTTTCGCATTAGCGTGAGTGGTTGCCGCATCAGCACTGGTAAAGCCAGAGTCCACAAAGTAGTTGTAACCGAAATCCGTATCGGGTACTGTATTTGAAGTACTTGAGCTGTGCGGGTCTTTAGCAGCTAATTTGTAAATTGCCGCTAAAGCTGACGAATTACCTGAAGAAAAGTCGGGACTCTCCGCTGTAGAAGATGCAGAAGTATTGAACTTTTGGGTATCTGCTACGGAAATATTACTGCTTACTAAGGTGCCCGGACTGCTACCTACACGAGTATTGTATGAAAAATTATTAATTATTTTAGTGATAGCGTCAGAAACAGTGGATGTAGACGTTAAGTTAGCCGCTTGTCCTTGCAGGAAATTTTCACGTAACTCCTGTAAAGCATCAAAGGCAGTGATGTTTATTAGAGACCCATAAGACATATCTTGCTTTACTTCTTCTCTATACACCCGCCCATAAAAGATTATAGCTTTAGTGTAAGACTCAACTAATCGTATACGGTCAAATTCTTCTAGGTACGCACCATAAGTTTGCTCTACATAGCCTCTTACGGCTGAAGTTGTAACAGGACGGTTCATAAGAGAAAACCTAGCCATTACAGGATGCCCTAACTTTTCTTTTATCTGGAGATTAATAAGCGCATTTTTATTCCCAGACGAGCTACTGTAAACAGGCACCCAAGCAGACCCATTCCAGACCTCAAGGATAATCTTACTTCTCTTTGGCATATCTTATTCGTTCCTTTTGGCTGCTACAAACACTAAGTTGTACGAATACCTATCCTCAGTCGCTGGAGCCATTATGAAGGTAGCTGATTGAGGAGCAACTTTATAAAAATTAAAATCCGAACCGTCTGGGTCAATAATGATTAAGCTGAGGTCTTTATCAGCCTCGTGGAAAACTTCATCTGTAAAAAAATCTTCTAATTCATTTTTGGTGGGGACTGTGTATGTAGCGGCAAACCCTAACGAGCTAGCGGTTGTACCGCTACCAGTAGTATCTGTGCCTCTAACTACTTGAGTACCCTCAAGAACAACGCTATCCCCATACGCTGTCTCGTTATCTATTAGACCCCCCATACTAATGTTTGGACGGTACATGCCCAAATCAATAAGAAGTGGGGAAGTTTCCGGTAAGGGTACTTGAATGGGAGTTTTGCTATAAGAAATAGTTAAACTGTCTACTTTTAAGGCATAGCTTACAGTACCGCTGGATGCCCCATTGGTTAGTAACACACTGTACGCCATTACATTCCCCCAGTATACATGCTAGTATCAGTATTTAGCGTTGCTGATGCATAATTCTTTTGTTTATCGTTGGTAACCGTAGCCATACTTTCAGAAGGACCTCCGCTATCAATCTTTACCTCTAAACTCGCATCAAATCCCGTTATATTTCTTAGAAACTCCTCCGTTAGACCACCCGTAACAGCACCAGCTACTATTGCCCCCGGACCTATAAAAGGAGCGCTAAGCACCCCTGCCCCAGCACCAACCCCATAAGATACACCTTTAATTCCAAGTAATTGTAGTCCCTTATTCCAGCCATGTTCTTGTACCACTCGGCCAACCTCAAATGCATCTAGACCTATACCGGCAGGAACTGCGACTTTTTTAAGAAGCTTTCCACCAAATTTAGTAATTGGATTTTTACCAATCTTACCTAAAGTTTCAAAAAATTCCGGTCTAATGGGACTCTGTAAACCCGTGGAAAACTTAATCGGACTCCTAAGAGGGCTTTTCGCTAGATTTAGAGCGCCTTGAGCAAAATTTCCAGTAAAAGACGCTACCTTACCTACTCCTTTACCAAAAGACTTTACGCCATCTCCTGCTTTTTCTAAGGTAACCCTAGTGAACAAGCCTATTCCTTTACTAAAAGACTTTACGCTATCTGCTGCTCCTTTAAAAGCGGAACTTACTTGGGGGGGAATGATCGGAAGTCTTCTAGTGACGGCTCCCACTGGGGAAGGAATTTTATTAAACATAGCTGATGCTGACTTTACAGCTTCAATTCTTACCTTGGAAACACCTTCGTCTATTTTAGAAAGTCCTCGTGCAGTAAGAGTTTCTAGACGTTTTACTCCTGCCGCTGTACCCTTTATCCCCTCCTGAGCTACAACTGCGTAGGCAGCGCTTGGACCTTCGCTCACCTTGTCTAAAGCATTCACAGCTTTCTGAGCGAGACTACTGCTACCATTGCTACCGGAGCTATCGTTGGATTCTTCTCTCTCATCAGACGTTTTCAAACCTAACGCTTTTCTTACCCAATTAGGTAGAATTTCAATAAAAGCATCCGCTAACTCTTGGGCTACGTCTTTTATTACAGTACTGAAATATGCTGCTATCCCTAACTCTTCAACTTTAGCAAGTTCCCCGCTAAGGAAATTAGCGATACGTTCTGAATACTCTAATAACTTAGGGAAGTTGTTTTTTAGGAACTTAGCTAAGAAGGGAAGGAGCGGAGCCAGAGCTACATCTAATACCGCTCCAAGTACTTGGAATATACTGCTTACAATACCTGTAAATACCTGTGATTGTTTCAGCAGATTGGCTAGCGAGACTTGAATACCCAGCGTTTTGAACGCAGATGTTATACCCCCCTTAACAGAATCACTCAATTCTTTGTTGGGTTTAGATGACTTAGGTGGCTTAGGGGGGTCAGGCTTAGGGTTATTTTCTGGTTTATTGTCATTTCCACCCGAATTTCCTTGACCAGAACTTCCTCCGGAAAGAGCATCTTCAACTATAAATCTAAAAGTTGCACCATCACCTACGGCCATTTTGTAATTCAGTCTCCCTTTCTTTAGAAGCTATCTCGATAGTTAGGAACATAGTTACTTCCTCTAGTGACAACTCTTTTATATCTGCGTAACTAAAACCCATTTGTAGTAGCATTCTTATAGACAGTAAAAAAGAAAAAAGTTGAGTTTCATATGAAGAAACTTTTAGACCTTTTAAGTATCTATTGAATCTTTTTTTATTTCTTCAGACTCGACCTCATCTATGTCCTCAGAATCGTTAGCATTTACTAAATTTTCTAAAGCTTCTCCCAGTTCAGTATTTATAGATAATAGAAAACCATCTGTTGTCTTACCCCAAGGGGCGGAGACAATTATCTCCTTCAATACCTCCCTAACATACAAAGCTCCGTCAAAATTCGAGCCGTCAGCACTAATTTTCATACATTTGGAAACTAATTGATTTCGTCTAAACCACGACAAGGGTCTCAACGTAACCTCAAATGAATCGTCTCCAATTTCTACTATTTTAGTTTCTAACTTATCGTTTGTCTGGTATTTACTTAGGTCAAAATTACTGGTAGTTCGCTTAGACTTTACTGTAGCCATACATCCTCCTTATGGATAATACGGTTCATTATCCTTAATTTCAATCGAAAGACTCTTAATTAAAATTTCTGCTGATAACTGCAATGGGTTATTTCCATCAATCTGAACTGGAGCGGCTGTTAACACAGCATTAGGAGAACCCTGTGAAGCTGTAGAATCATCTACTAATATCTTAATGTAATCATTTAAACTTCGGCTAAACTGAAGCTCTACTTTAAACCCTTTAATTCCTTGGTTTGCCCCAAGATTTCCATAATCTCCCTGTAACAGATATTCTGAAAATATAGCATCGGCTGAATCAGCAGTATATGTTCCATCTATGTCTATGGAGTCTGGAACAAGCGTAGCGGTCATACTATAAGTACGTCGCTGTTCGTGTAATTCCGAAGGTCCCCGCCGTCGGGTATCTCCCCGCTGCTCAATGTAATATCGTGGCTCAACAGCGTTATCAATGGATAATGAGAAATCCCGAACCCTTGCGATAGTTGCACCATGCATAGTTATTACACCCTGAGAGAAGTAATAAGGTTCCGTTGTAGGAAATCCTGCGTACTCAGCGGAGTCAGCAGCAGTAGCATAATCATACTCATCTTGATCTACCAAAGGAACACCTACGTAATCCAACGAAGCGTTAGTGTTGGGATCACCAGTCAAATGATATCCGGGAATACCTGTATCAGCAGAAGTCCCTGTAATTGAGGTATCGGCAGTCGAATCCCACGCATTTTTAATGTTATGAACCATTCCCATAAACGGAACTGAGTCCCAAGACATTTGAACCAAACCGCCTTCTTCAGCAGAAATTGTGGCTGATGAAACCATTCCACCGTAGTATCGCCTAATCAAGGCGTTACCATCCGTGTCTGCTGAATCCTTAAACAAAGCAGACCAGCTAATAGTGTCTAAATCAGTTGTTTCTGCAATAGTGTGGGTATATGTAGTACCCGCCGTTCCCGGTGTTCCGCCGACATGAGCTATTTGGTCAACCGTAGCTGAGGCAGCGTGTGCCAAAGTTAGAGGGTAGTTTAGATATAAAAGGCCATTTCCTCCGTCACTAGAATCAACAGCAATAACTTGCCTAATTTCAGTGTTCCCCGATGTATCATCAATAGATACTAACTGTCCTTCTAATATGTCCGCCAGAGGGTCCCCGGACTGAGTGCTTGCAACATCAATTACAGTATCTCCTTTTTTAGAAGCCGAAGACAGTGTTGTATCTAAACCGCTGGGAGTTGCACTAGAAACAGTTGAGACCTTACCGATAGGGAATCGTAAAGGCCAGCCATTTAAAAGTGTTATCCCTGTCAAAGACCCGTCATATGACTGAGACCCACGGTATGCATGGGTAAAGTTTCGGTTAGAGTCAGTACCTAGGAAGTAGGTAGGCTCGATTGTGTTAACTGGTTCAGGAAGAGTAACCGTGTCGTATACGCCGGGAAGCCATGTAACTGCGGGAAAAACACCGTCTCCGACTGTTTCTGCTGCACCCCCAGAGTAGTCAACTGGTAAGGATGTTCTTTCTTCAACATCTGCACCGGCTGCGTGGTAAAAAGCAGTGGGTCGATCTAGGTAGAGGTCTGAACCACTTATAAACTCGATTCTACGAATTTCTTGTGTAGCTGCATTAGCTGCTGATGGGGCATCATCTCCAATAATGATAAAATCCCCTACTATTAAACCCGAAGTAGAAGAAACTGTGATTTTTTTAGACCCTGCATCGGCGGCTGAACTCAGTGAAGCAGTTCCTGTTCCGTTTATGCCATATATAGGCTCTGGATATCCCCCCTGAGCGGCTTCCGCAGCGAAAGTAAGTTGTGAACGATCAGACCTATATGTTGCCATTTATATCTCCCTAAATAAACTAGCTAGTTGTTATATTATACTAAAATTATGTTGTTTCTAGTAATACAGCGTTATTAACCAATCGAATTTGAGCTACCCCTAACCAAATATTAGCTTGTTCTTGCGTTTGCTCTGTAAACGATAAATACTGAACTCTCTGAAAATTTGTCATTGAATGTATCCTAGCGTGACAAATTTTTCTTACTTCTCTTAATAAGTTGTATAAATTTAATCTGCTTTGTCGGGTATAAACTTCCAGTTCTACGTTGTATGTTCTATTCCCGTACTTCCAGTTCCCTATAGGTTCTTCCAGAAATGCAGGATTACCCGCTCGACCTAAGACATAATCTGCCTGATTTAAGTCAATACGCAAACTTTGTGTAGCTGTACCGCTGTTATTTATCTCAACAATTCTAGGTTCAGCTACATTTGAGCTATCCCACTGAACTCTTAGCTCATCAAGAAAATCTGTAACAGGTATCGGGTCATTTGCCATTAAAACGTCTCAAATGCTCGAAGCATCTCTAAACCATCGTCAATTTCTCGACGGTATTGATCAATTTTTTGCGCCACCGCCACTCTATCAGCACCGCCAACAGCTACCTCACCAAAATCTGAGTTCCTGAGAATCTCACTAGTGACTAATTTCTTCGTTAATTCAGTAACTAATGCACCTTCTCGGAAGTCTCTGTTCACATCAAAGCCGTAAATGTAGTCAATTCGGACCGGAGTAATAAATTCTCCTCCCCCAAACCGGGCTGTAGGTGAATTTAAGCTTGCAAAACGAGCGGGAAGGTAGAAAAACCGTGAAAAATGTAGCATTCCCGTGTCAGGTACAAAGAAATAGTCTTGATTTCGACCTTGATTCTTTTCTTCATACGATTCTCCATCCCATACAGACAAAGAAAGAATCTTTCTAGCCCCAAAACGGTCTGTTTTGAACCCAAACAGGTTAAAATTATGTTCTTCATTTAAAACTATGTTTGGTCGCCAAGATTTTCGAGTTCGGTAGTCAATTTCAGCCTGTGCCGCTTGAATATATTTCTCTACAGTGTTCTTTGAGGGTACTGTAGACGCTGTGAAGTCCGTTCCAGCAGTTGTAACGCCAGTGCTGGCGTTGTATGTGCTAAGAACATTACCCAACTGCATGAAGTCAAACACATCTGCGGTAGTACAGTAAGCGGCTCTAGGACGCATTTCTATAGATTTAACCGTTGGAGCGGTTGTAACGGAAGAAGCAGAGCTAACTCGTACCCAATAAGTACTAGTTACCGAGTTCACTGTGTCAGTAGCCCATGATGCTAACAAATTATCTGGGAATATTTCTGCTCCATCTTTGGTAAACTTATAAGGATTCCCATCAGGGTCAATTCTATCGTAAGTTGGTGAGAACTCAGTCCACGAACTACTCCCCGCTGAGTATTCCCACGTTAAATCTCCTAAGCTGCCTAGCCCATCCAAATCAAACAGAGCCATGTCAAACTTTTCAGTGTAACCTAAATACAGGTAACTAGAAGTAGTACCTAAAACAGTAAAGGAGGTACCCGCACGAGTGCGAGCCTCCTTAGTTCGATCGTTGTAACTTGACCCGTCGTAGTCAAATACGGTAGAAAATGATTGACTAGCGGTAGTTGCCATTAAGTCTCCTTGTTATCAACTTCAGAGTCTGTGGTAGCTTCAGTAGGAGAATCATCTGTTTTTCCTCTCAAATACATAGCTACACCATTTAGGTTTTGAATTTGTTGGACTATTTCCTGTCTTTGTGCATCTAACTGCTGAAGGTTAGCTACCAGTGCTTCTACTTTTTCTGTTACTGCTTTTAAATCTGAGTTAATATCTATTTCTGCCATACCTACTTCTCCTTCAAGAACTAAAGCTTTGTTCTTACCATTATACTATTATACTTGATAAAGTTAGTTTAACTGTCCTTCAAGAACCGTTTCTTCTTTATCCCAAGAAATAGTTTCTTCATTCCAAAAATAAGCAATCAAAGTATTAGTGTCTTCGTTAAACCCTGCGTCATCAGGTATAGGGACAGGTGCGTCCCAGTCCCATGTATCGGTGTTTAGAATCCATGACGGATAAGGCTGTGGTGGAATAAAAACATTATTCGCTTGGTCATAAGTAAACCCTACGCCAGCATATCGGTATCTTATGTTGTTGTTATAGCTTGTCTGAATCCAGTAAGTATCAGAACCAAAAAGTGACTGGCAAAAAGCAATGCCGACAGCTTCTGATTCATTTCCGTCCGAGTCTAAGCAATCTTCATTACCCACCACGATTACTTGGGTAACGATATTGTTTTCATCTATTTGTGCGAAGTGTGCCATGTTTTCTCCTATTGATACTTATACCTAACTATGACTAAACCAGACCCACCGTTTCCGCCGTGCCACGCAGTCCCATTGAAGTACCGACTAGAACCACCCCCTCCACCACCGTAGTTGGTTGATCCATTACTTCCATGCGCTCCTGTCCCAGCACCACCGGAGCCTCCTCCGTTGCTAGCACTTCCACCTGAAGCGGTTCCACCTGATCCGCCTCCGCCTCCTCCAGCACGTCCAGTATTAGTTCCGTTGATGTCGTTGGTTTCTCCAGTTCCACCTGAACCACCTTGGTTTGAGGCACCCGTACCACTACCACCTGTGGCTCCAGCTCCACCACCTCCACCTGCGGCAGTTGTGGATGCGTATCCACTGCCACCGTTGTTTCCGTAGGCTCCACCCGTACCTGCCCCTTCATTACCAAACGCACCAGCACCGCCACCACCGGAAGCGTTCCCGTTACTTCGCCCACCATATCCGGTGTCGTATCCACCTGCCCCACCACCACCACCACCATTACTGGTTATGGTTGAGAATACGCTGTTACTTCCATTACTACCTTGATCAGATGTTGGGACTCCGTAGGCTCCACCGCCGCCTACGGTAATGGTGTATCCCTGAGCAGCTACAGTAAATCCCGTTGCAGTTCTGTAGGCACCTGCTCCGCCACCGCCTCCAGAACCTTGACGAAATTGATCCGTACTTCCACCTCCACCACCACCTCCTATTACGAGGTATTCAACCACATCGGCTTCTGCATGACCTGCACCTAAAGCGGTTACAGTAAACGTTGCACTAGAGTTGAACGTGTGAATCTTGTAGTCACCATCAGTCGTGATCGTGCCACCCGTAGCGGTAAGGTAAGAAATACCAAGAAACTCTTTGCCATTCAAGGCTTCGATATTGTCATCCGTTTTACCGTTGATGTTTTCAATATCGGTAATAGCAATGCCGTTTACTGCTTCAACTTGGTTAGCCATTTACGCATGCTCGATTATGTCGTTGGATGGGTTGAAGTAAAGAGTGTTTGCAGTCACAGCCCAGCCTAATACCTGAACAAAGTCCCCATCAGAATCAGGAGCAGTCTGCTCTGGCACGTTTTGTGAAGCTGTTTCTGCTTCAGGCGTGTATATAGCCCCGCCGACTGTATAGGCAGGGAATGTCCCATTGTCTGTGCAGAAACCTTGAAGTAAGAAAAGCCCTGACGCATCAGCACTTATATCTTCTGCTGCCATAGCGACACACCTTGATGTAGCCGATGCCGTTGCAACTGCCTTCCACATCTTGCTATCAGCTTGTTTGAAGTAAACCACTTCGCCACGCTCTAACGCCTCTCCTGCGGTAAAGGTTGCCGTAATTCCTGAGACAGTTTCATCTGTTGGAGTAGAGTTAATTGTTACATTGCCATTAGTAACAATGTCCCCGCTTTCCACGTAAATCGCAGCGTTTGTGCTGCCTTCAGTCGGAGCGTCTTTGATGTAGAGCGTAGATGCCAGTGTCGGCGTTCCGCTGATATTCGGTTCTTCAACAGCAAGGCTCGCAGCAACAGGTACGGTTCCGCTCATTGTCATTAGATAATCAGGTTGGATACCAACCCACGACGTACTCGTGTCAGTAGCCGTGGTTATTGCTGGCGGGTACACCTTGAAGAACGCCCGATTGCTTGCGTCAGGGTTCGCTGAGTATCCGAGAGTTACCGAGCCTTTACCGGCGTTCACGCCACCGTCAACGTGGAAGATGTTGTCTGTATTATCGGACTCAATCTTGAAGTCGTAATCGCCCGACCCCTGATTGAACGCAACCGCACCGCCAGATTGTTCTAGTGCCCCCGTTGTGGTCAATGCGCCTGTAGAAACAGCACCAGTTGTGTCGAATGTGCTTGAGCCAATATCAATGTTGCCAAAGCCAGAACTTATAGCACCCGCAGCCAAAGTACCTACCGCATCAATACTGCCCTCAATATCCGCTGCAACTTCCGCAGCTGTGCGGCTTTCTAATCCGTTAGCGGTGAACCGGGCATACTCATTGTCAGCCACGTCCGCTGCGTCGATCTTTACCGCATTGGTATTTGATATTCCAAAGGACATGAAATCTGCCCTAGTCATTTTCCTTAGCGTACCATTAGCACCATCATCAACAAGAACTAAATCTGCATCTGCTATTGTTGTAGAAGCAGTAAGTCCTGTAATAACTGTCGTAGCTAATTTAGCTGCTGTTATAGTACCATCCGAAGGGGTTCCTATACTCATGGTATCGCCTAACAAAACCCCAAAGAAATCTGCCCCGGTAGCTGGAGCAGAGGTAAAAGATATAGTACTACCGGATACCGTATATGCTGTTACTGGCTCCTGTATAAGACCACCAACAGATATAATCATAGTGGTTTCTCTTAAGGGAGTTACATTAGCACTTCCTACTTGAAGCGTAAAATCAGTAGTACTTCCATTAAAACTACTGGAAATATCATCTAATTTTCTATAATCGCCTACAACAGGAGCGCTTCCAACATAACCCATATAATAATCTCCTTTTATGCATTATACCCGGATTTCCATTACTTTCCTTCAAGAACCGTTTCTTCTTTATTGTTGTCGTCTAGTTCAGCGAAGTGTGCCATTACTGATACTTGTACCTAATTATTACAACACCGGAACCACCTGTGCCGCCGTTGTACGAAGGTAGTGAGAATTTGTAATACCCACCACCACCACCACCGCCGGTATTAGCGGAACCGTTGCCACCGTTACCAGTGCCGCTGCCTGAGCCACCACCGTCACGCCCTGAGCCGGGATGGTTGTAAATGCCAGATGCTACTTCGCTTCCGCCGCCACCACCCGCTCGCCCAACCGTAGAGCCAGTAATAGCTGAATCGACTCCGTGACCACCGTGACCCGCATAATGGTAACTAGCATTATCGCCAACGCTAGCGGAGCCACCACCGCCACCACCGAGGCGGGTGGGCCAGCCAGCATTGTAACCAGTGCCACCGGCATAGCCTTGATTAGCTGTCCCTGCCGCGCCAGCAACACCTTGCTGACCACCACCCCCAGAACCGCCTGTCGTGGGGTTCCCGCCGTTACCCCCACCATTACCGCCGCCAGTAGAGGTAATAGTGTCGAACACCGAGTTGCTGCCCTGAGTGTGGGCTGCGCCACCCGCTCCAATCGTCACGGTGTATGACTTGACCTGTGCTGTAATAACCGACTCCGCAGAGGAACCGCCGCCTGAGTTTTCGCCAACGACCGAAGAACGATAGCCACCGCCACCGCCGCCACCGCCGCCTTGTGCAGAAATAGAGGTATCGCGTTGACCACCGCCACCACCGCCAGCGATTACGAGATATTCAAGAGTGTCGTCAGGGTCGCCGACTGCCGTAACTTGGAATGTTCCCGACGACGTAAACGTGTGGATTTTCCAGTCACCGGACGTAGTAATCGTGCCTCCTGTTGCAGCAGTAAAACTTGCACTAACAAACTCGTTGCCGTCCATCGTGGCTATCTCAGCATCAGTCTTGCCGTTAACCGTGGCGATACTGGCAATCTCAATACCGTTGACTGTGGAAATATCAGGCAAGAACTACCTCCGTCGTGTTGAAGTTGAAGTACGCAGCGTCGGATGCCGTAGCAACGCCGACCTTTTGCACCGTGTCGCCAGTTCCGCTCGGAGCGGTAGCAGTAACGTCACCAGCAGTCGTGCTAACGAATATGTCGTTACCAATAGTGAACGACCAACCTGTAAGTTTCATAACCCCCTGAACCATTACGTCAACAGGGTTTGTGTCTGTGCTTGCGCTGGTGCAGATTCCTAACGCTGGCATTGAAGTAGCTGCGTCTGCGTCTGCGAGAAGCACTTTGCCACCCGTTCCCATATAAACCACGTCTCCTACAGCTAACGTGGTTCCAGCGGTAAACGAGAAGATCACGCCGGTTGCATCACCGCTCGTACCCGGTGCGGTATTAGAAAAGTCAATCTTGCCATCTTCGCTAACCGTTATGTTGCCAGCAAACGTAGCGTTCTGCGACGAGTCGATACGGAGGGCTTCTGTTGGGTTGTTCGCACCGTCAGCGGTGGTTCCAAATATGAGCCTACCCGGAACGTCATTAGTTCCTGTCCCCCCGTCTATCTCGCCAATAATGTACGCAGACCTAGATGCGTAGTCGGTTCCATCGTCCGCATACCACTCAATCATTCCAAGAGATTCACCATCGGCAACAATCGTGTTAGAGCCAATAGTCCCGCTACCGGACTTCAAGAACTGCATACGTGGAAGTTGAGAATTAGTCGTGTTCCACAAGCCAAGGGTTAGCGATGAGTCTGCTGTTGCAGTTCCTAGAACTTGTGCCTCAGCGGTCATACTCGTAGTTACCTGCGACGTGTGACCTACGACGAGACCGTGATTGTTAGGAACTATTACGTTGTTGCCGTCAAGCGAGAGTTTCTTTGTGGCAGCGATATAGAAGTCAAGTCCGTCATTGGCATGATCGAACAGAATAGCCGCTGCATCTGCATCATCAGGGTCAGAGAACAAAATGCGACCGTTTGACGTATTCGGGGTGAATATGTGGAGACCTGCGGCTCCATTCGACTCGATGATGAGATCGTCAGCGTTTGCATCAAACGCAAGGGAACCAGCATTACCTGTTGTGATGTGCAGCTTGCCCCCCGGAGAGGTTTCGCCAATGCCCAACAATCCCTCGTCAGTGAGGGTCATCAAGGCTGTGCCACCAGTTCCGCCAGCGTTATGCGCCCACGTAAATGACTGTGATGTGGAGTCATTGTCATCATCAATGTTGAAGAACAATGACTCCGGGGAAGAAATGATGCCGTTATAGATGCCAGCAACTCCGAGATTCAACTCGCGTCTGATGGTGACTTGCTGCGACGAGTCGATGCGGAGGGCTTCTGTGCCACCTGTACTGATTTGTATCTCATTAGGGGTGTCACGCCAGAAACCAGTATCGGGGTCGTCAGTCCACGCAATACCCGGTGCACCTTCTGTTCCAGAGGCAACACGCAGACCAGAGCCACCGATAACGACTCGGCTTGCGGGGGTGATGTTCAAATCACCGGAAGATGTCAGTATGTCGCCAGCAAACGTAGCGTTCTGCGACGAGTCGAGGCGGAGGGCTTCTGTGCCATCAACATCAAAGTGAATCTCATCGGCTGTCTCAAAATCAATCTGAGTTTGAGCATCTTCGCCAATTTTGATACTTGTATGGTATAGCTGATTAGTTAAAGCCATTAGCTACCTTTCTTAGTTTATTCATTATTTGTTTCCAACTTTAGGC